CCCCTACCCCTACCTAGTACATACCTAGTACCCACCTTGTTAGAGACAATGCTTGACATTGACCAACAGAGGTATTACCCTCATACACATGAGGAACAGCGATTACACCAAACACCACCCCCACTACTGCTACACCATCAGAGGTGTAGTGAGGTTCAGCGTCAGAGCGATAGCACTACTCACTCTGTTCGTTGCCTTCACTTACCTCATCAGCAGAGCCATTGACACCAAGTACGACTACAAGTGTCCGAACATTGTCGTTGTTGTAGAGCAGGGCGATACCCTCTCCACCATCACTAAGAGGTACTGCGAGGGACACACACTCCAAGCGAGTTGGGACATCGCACAACAGCGAGGTACTGACACCGTATCAGTAGGTGACCACATACAACTAGGGAGCAAGTGAGATGAAGCACATCACCGAACTACTCAATGACTACATCACCAAACTTGTCGGCATAGGTAATGACCGACTAGACTTAGGTGAGAGAGACAAGGAAAGCGACACCATGAACACACACACCAAGACGCACGACAAGTTCCGACTCTGCCCTCGTTGTGGAGGATTCATTCCCAACAACGTGACCCCAGGTGAATACCCTGGGGCAATCTCACGACTGGACAACAAGACCGAAATCTGTTCAGACTGTGGAAGCGAGGAAGCCGTGCTTGACTGGCAACACCGCCTTACAGACTGGCGTAAGAAGTAGGGGAATAGCAGAGTGGTGACAGTAGACTGTCACCATGAGCGAACACCCCAAAGAGTCAGCCCTCGTACTGTTCACCATGCCACAACTGGAAGCATTGGAGAAGTTACTAAGGGGGCAGGCTCGTATGCTCGCTATCAAAACCGCTAGGGGAGATGAGGTCTCAGCCGAAAGAGTTGAGATGACTAATCAACTACTCAATGTAGTAATGGACACTCGCCTGACGATAGAGACATACGACATCATTGGTGACGTAATGAGAGACGGCACATTTGAGGAAATCGTAGAAACTTGGCAAAGTGCCACGGGTGACCACGGGTAGTACCACCACAAAAAATCCGGGGTCGTGGAAAGCATGAGTCAAAAATTTCCCACCTCGTGGAGAGCATGACCCAAAAAATCCTAGGTCGTCAAAACCTCAACCCAAAAATTTCTCACCTCGTCAAAACCTCAACCCAAAAATTTCCGAGGTCGTGGAAGAAAAAATCAAAAAAATAAAAGCATGAGACGACCATTTTTAGCGGGGCTAAAAGCTCGAACCTCAAAAAATCGACTTAGTAAAAAGTCGATGCCCAAAAAAATCGAGTACGTGAAAAGTCGATGTCAAAAAAATCGAGTACGTGACGAACAAAAATTACAAAAACAAAAGCCCCCTCGTTCGCTCAGAGAACAAGGGGGCTTTTGTCTACTCAGTCACACCTATCCAAGAGTGTGACTTGCGTACTTAGAACGGCTCGTCTTCTGCTCCGACATTTGCGAGAGTACGCTTTGTGTTGGGGCGAGTACGCTCGTTGTTGTTGGAACGACCACCGTTGCCGGCCTGTCCACCCTCCGAACGCTGACGGCGTGTTACGCCCTCAATGGCTGAGGTGTTCACCGCAATCTGCTCTGCGACAACCTCAACTGCTGAACGGTTGTTGCCGTCCTTGTCCTCGTAGGTACGCTGTTCCAAGCGACCGATGACTACAACGCCAAGTCCCTTCTCCAACGACTTGACGGCGTTCTCTGCTGTGTATCGCCATGCGACCACATTTACGAACGAAGTCTTTTCCTGCTTCTCGTTGTTGGCGTCATACCAAACGTAGTTCACGGCAACCGAGAAGCCAAGTCGTGCTTGACCGCTCGTTGTGTAAGTCAGCTCGGGGTCTGCCGTGAGGTTCCCGATGACTGTGATTGGACTGTTGTTCATCTACTTCTCCTTGTGGGGTTAGGACATGAACCATAGCACCACCCTGTGACAACCACAACACCGACATAGAAGTTATTTTTCCTCATAAGTTTTGACAAACACACAAAGTTCCGCTAGGCTGTACGGGTGGCCTACGGGTACGCTAGGGTGTACCCCATGAGTGACACACCTACACCAAAGACTGCTAGTCAGAGCGAGGCATTCCTCGCCGTTGTTGAGGCGATAGGCGATGCCCTGTTTATTCTGCTGACAGACGAAACCACCACAGAGGACGAAGCCGAGGCTCTCAATGCCGACCTCAATGAAGTCGCCTTTCTAGCCATTGACGCATTTGACCCACAGATTGTGTCCACATCAATAGACGATGTAGGCACAAAGAGATTCACGTTCCAAATGACAATTCCCGATGAGGACGTTTTTGACATCATTCAGAATCGCTATCGTGAAATCGTTGGTGAGGACTGAAATCCGGAGCAAACCTCCATATAACCCAATAAATACAAGTGTCCTAGCGGTGGTGAGGCTCTTGTAAAATAGATAGACCACCAAAGCCCCCCTACTACATGGGCTGTCCTATTGTCAGAACAAAGGAAAGACCATTGACAAAGTATCACCGTTACCTGATTCCCCTTTTGCTTGCTTCGCTCACTGCGACAACTGCTCACGCCGCTGGCGTAGAAAGGGGGGTCAGCTCAACGGCTGGTACAGAGGCGACTACAACCACGGTTGTAGGAACTTCAGTCCATACTCTTTCCGTTAGTGCCCCATCACATAAGTCGCTTCCCTTTACAGTGAAGGCGAAGGCAACTGAAAAGTTTTGGGACAAACTCGCCTACTGTGAGACGGGTAGTGATTGGCAGAACCGAGGGAACTGGGCAGGCGGTTTAGGCATTGCCCGTTCCACGTGGTCACGTTTCGGTGGCAAAGAGTTCGCTCCAACACCTGACAAGGCGACAAGAGAAGAACAAATAATTGTCGCTAACCGTATTTCCACGCAAGGCTACACGGGTACTATCGTGAGAGACGCCGAGTGGGCGAAGGTTCATGGCGTTCCTCAAACGGAAACCTATGTTCAGGAACCCGTCGGATTCACAGGTTGGGGAGCATTGCCCTGTGCCGGGGGTAGACCAAAGACATTCCACTACGACCCCAAGAGTGTTCCTATCGTTCAGTACGAATGGAACCAAAGAGGTCTAATCGTCAAGGACTTACAAAACCTCATTGGCGTAGTTCCCGATGGGCACTACGGTCTGAAAACTCGTGAAGCCCATGTCAAATACCTAAAAGTACATAAACTCTCAACTCTTGGAGTTGCCAAGCTCCCCGACTTCCTCACGGGTAGTTATCCGAAGGACAAGGCAAAGCGTTGTCCTCAGTGGGAGGGACGACTTCGCTTCTACGGCCTACAGCCAGTAGATAGGTTCTCCTACATCATGTGGAGAGAGAGTCGCTGTAGTGAGAAGGCTGTTTCTCGCCTCAACTCGAACGGCACAAGAGACTACGGGTTGCTACAAATCAACTCATCATGGGTCACCGTCACGCATCAGGTATGCGGAGGACAGAAGGGGAACATGAAAGTTCTCCTTGACTACAAGTGTAATCTCCGTGTCGCTAAGTACCTACTTGATAACGGTGGGCTAGCTCATTGGAGTGGTTCGTCAGGCTCTGACAAGAACTAATCCAGCTTCCGTAAGAAACTTCTCAACGGAATCCCACTGCGAGTAGGCTTCGTCATACTTGTAGACAACTCGCTTTACGCCAGAACTGGCTATTAGCTTGGCACACCCCATACAGGGTGGGCCATTCACTATCAGCGTTCCACCCTGCCTCAGCGAGGGGTCGCTCCACAGCAGAGCCCCGGCTTCTGCGTGCTGAGCGATACAGTTGTCGTACTGAGAGCCGTTTGGTTCATTGTTGTTGTAGCGAGGACAGAAACCATCAACGCAATGACCCATGCCTGACGGTGCGCCGTTGTATCCAAACCCAGCAACCCGCCTATTGGGTGCTAACACGACTGAGGCGTACTGCCTCTTGGCACAGGTTGAGAACACTCCGGCAAGGAACTCAACTGACTTGACCCATTTGACCTCATGGGGTAGAATGTCATTCACGGGCATACTTTTCCGTTATCTATCCATGACTTGTAAGTAATAGGCATTTCAAGAGAGAAAAGTATTTCTACTGCGTTTGCGTATTTGCGAATGTCAAGCTGAGCGTTGCTATCTGTTCTCAGAGAAAGGAAGTTCATAAGGGCACGGGCGTTTACTGTCCAGTAGAACTGCGTGAACATTCCCATTGGAAGGACAGTACGGGCTACTTCCTTTGCTATCCCCATGTCAAGTAGTTCCGTGTATGACTTGTATGCGTTGTCGTTTGCTTGTAGGATTATCTCGTAAGCATCCATAGCGAGAGACATCTCTACTTGCTCAAACTGGTATGCGCCTGGTTTTCCAGCCTGCTTTCGCATTTCGGCAAGTTCAGGGATAAACATTTCGTTTGGAACTTCCGAATAGCGAGCTGAAAACTCGTTAAATGAACCGATGCGGTGGCGAAACCATTCACGGGCTACAAATACTGGGCATTTAACATGAAAGCGGAATGCGTTGTGCTCAAACGGAGTGCCGTGTCTTTCTCTCATGAGAAAGTTGATAAGACCCTTATCAGCATCTGTCATTTCTGTTTCGCGTTCTGTATTACGCGCGAAACTCACACGGGCTGAGTTCACAACCGAGTAGTCATCAGCCATACAGTCATCTAAACGGACAAAGCCCTTGCCAACATTTAGCGTGTTATTTATGTCGTTCTTCATGCCGACATACTACCTTGCGCTCTGAGTAGGACTCGAACCTACAACCTACTGATTAGAAGTCAGTTGCGCTATCCATTGCGCCATCAGAGCCGACTTTGTTTCGTGCGTATTCGCTCTCAGGATACAGTTCATTTACTATTTCCGGAACAGAACGGCAAATACCGCATCTCCCACGGGTGTTGTAGGCGTAATAGCGGTGTATTGGCCAGTCACGACAACATCTAGCGATGATTATCTCATTAAAGAAATCATCATCACTCATGCGTTATCAGGCGTTCAGCACGGAATCAATAAACCACTGATTCTCAGGACAGAAGTTGTGAACGGACTCACGAATAAGAGCACCAATGAATCCTGCGTCCACATTGTTGTTTGTTGCGAGCGCAACAAAGTCACTAATGGTTGCGCCTTCGTCAATCGCCTGACAAGCGAGGTGTCCCATTTCTACAATCTTTGTCTTTCCAAGAAATGCCACCTCACGGGGGAAGTCTGCGACAAGACCCTCAATGAAGTTCTGGTCATCGCTCACATACGGAGGGCTTGTGACTACGGGTGTCTTTGTCGTGTTTGCTGGCTTCTCAACGACAATAGTCTTTGTCCCACAGCCAGTAATCAGCGTGAGGGCAAAAAGCCCAACTAGGTATTTCTTCATTTCTTCTCCATTTGTGGGAACACTTTAAGTCTAGTCACAACTTACCCAACCAAGCAAGTCGCCGGAGCTCGAGCCCCGTAGAAATAATCAGGAAACGGTAGAGCCCTCTACCTAGCCATTGGGAGGTTGGCAACGACACCAATGGCAACTGAAAAGTTCAGTAGAGCACAGCCCTACCGTTTCCCTGAGAATAAAGCCTCGCCAACAAGGCAATATTCTTTGTCCCCGTGTGGGAGTCGAACCCACGACTTCCATCCATCGTCACGGGTAGGAAGCGTTCCATCAGCACGGGGTAGAGAGAGGGTCTGACTTACCCACATTGCGAGGGCACTCTCTCAGTCCGAATGGCAGGATTTGAACCTGCGACCCCCTGGTCCCAAACCAGGTGCGCTACCAAACTGCGCTACATTCGGTTGTTTTCTTCTTTTCGCCTACGGGCTTCTTCTTCGTTCTTCCGTGCCACCTCGGAGAAAAGCATTCCGCAGAAGAAGATAGCAGAAGTCTGAATTAGGAAAATAATCAAATCAGCCATACGGGTTCAGACTATTAGAAATCTAGACACTTGTCAAGTTTTTCTAATAGTCACCGTAATCGTCATCATCTATCTCAATGACTGAACCGAATATGGCTTCCCATCTTTCTTCTTCCGACATTTCACGGGCTTTATCGGTAAGTGAGTACAGCCAGTTACCATCATCTGTTATTCCCGTAATTGTGACAAGACCCAGACCAACCAGGGCTTCTAGTTCCCTTCGTATTTCTTCACGGGGGTCATCTGGTTCGTACTTCACTTCGTCTCTTTCTTATCCGGGGCTTGCCCTCTCCACAGCACGGTATTACGGAGATACACGCCAATGTAGGCAAGTGAACCGACAATAAAGCCGTATGTGTGTGTCTGTAGGGCGAATACTATCCACAGACACTCCATGAGTATGAGCCAAAGAAAAGCTTCCCATCGCTTCTTACCGACAAAGTACATACCAATGATGCCCATTGTCGCCAAAAGCCAAGACCATTCGAGTTCTGTCATGTGGGCTTGGAGGGACTCGAACCCTCACTCCGAAGAACTAGGACCTAAACCTAGCGCGTATGCCAATTTCGCCACAAGCCCGGGCCCCGCTAATCGTACCTGCTGATTACCTCGTCAAGCAAGATTGGACGGAAGTTTGTTTGTTCCACGGAGACACATTGGAACCACGGGTCGCCCATTGTCTGAGTATGGAGGTGACCGTGAATGTTCCCACGAAAGCGGTCTTTTGCCCTTTCGTGTACGGGTACATGGGTAAGTAGAAACTTGTCAAACTCGTGAACGCCGTGAATGTTCTCAAAGTGTGGCGTGTAAGTATCAAGAGAAAACTTGTCGTGGTTGCCCTTGACAAGAACTTTCTTTCCGTGTAGCCGTGAAACAGTAGCGACATGACGCTTAGCGATAGAGACATCTCCTAAGTGAAACACCCTGTCCACCGGACGGACAGTTTCATTCCACAACTGAATAAGAGCCTCGTCCATTTCCTCGGCGTTGTCCCACGGGCGTATCTTCTCACCAGTTTCCTCAGAAAGAAACTGGCATACGCCGTTGTGTCCGAAATGGGTGTCAGCCACCACGAAAGTTCTAATAGTCATAACTTGATACTAATCCAGCTCCGAGTGTTTGTCAAATCTTTTCCCGAGCCCCGCTCGGGAAGCAAAGAGAACGGCACAGCCCTAATGTCCGAACGCGGGCTGTGCCGTTCTCCCGTGAAAACTTATCACGGGAGACAGGGAAAGTCAAGCCCCATTAGAAGGGCTCGGGCTCGGCGTACGCTTCCTTGATGGAGGCGAACAGGGCGAACCGTGCGAACTGCTCAGTCACAGCGTCCTCGCCCACGACTTGCGTGAAGTCGGCACGGGGGACTTCGGCACCGCACGGGTAGTTGGCGACCCGACCCCACGGGCGGCAGTCGCAGTAGATACAACGGTCGTACTGGGGGTCAAAGGCATGGGTGCGGTAGTTGGCGTCAGCCTCTTCGGGCGTACCTGCGAAGGGCACGGGGGCATTGACTGTGACGGTTTGGGGTTCGCTGTTTGTGTTCATGGAAACAGTTTAGCGAGTGATTACCCACCCCAACAAGTCCCCTACGGGTGAGGGATGGGGACTATGATGTTCAGATAAATCTATCCGTATGGGTAGGGAGGACACACACAATGGCACATGAGTTGGAGTTTGATAGTAAGGGCGTAGCACGAATGGCTTACGCCGACAGGGAAATCCCGTGGCACAGGCTTGGAAAGCCCATGAAGGGCCTACAAACGGCAGAGGCTATGCTCTCCGCTGCCCAAGCCGACTTTGAGGTGGTTCTAGCCAAAGTCGCTGTGGTGGACGACAACGGGAACTTCATTACTAACCCAGACGGGACTCCGGTGCTCGTGGACGACAGTCGTGCGACTGTACGGGTAAATGATGACGGAACATTTGACGGGCTGGCTACGGTGGGGACACGGTATGTAGTTCAGCAAAACCGTGAATGTCTTGACTACGCCCTCGCTATTGTCGGAGCTTCCAAAGGGGACGCAATAGTAGATACCTGTGGAGTTCTTGATGGGGGCAGGGAGTTCTTCTCGTCCATTGACTTGGGTGGTCTAATCATTGACCCTAAGGGAATAAACGACAAGATAGAGAGATACTTACTTGTTCGTAACGGACATAACGGTAAAACCGCTATCACTTTCGCTAACACAAGTATTCGTGCCGTATGTAAGAACACAGTTATCGCCGGACTTGACAGTGCGCAGCGGGTGTTTACTGCTCGCCATACAAGAAATGTGGAAAGCGCAATAGCCGAAGCTGAGAATGTATTGCGTATTTCTACCGAGTGGGCTAAGTCGTTCAACGCAACAGCAGAAAAAATGCTTTCAGTTGGAATGACCCTCAGCTCAGCAAGAATGTCCACACTCCTAAATGCTCTGTATCCCGAAAAAGTTCAGGAAACCGACAGACAAAAGCGCAACAGAGAAAACATTCACATGACTATCCGTGCTCTTTATCAAACGGATAGAAACTCAGGTGGATACGGAGATAACGGTTGGTCTGCTTACAACGCAGTAGTGGAGTATTTAGACCATTACCGTGATGGCGGAGTGACAGAAAGAGCCCTTGCGTCAATGGACTACAACTCGTCAGCAAGTCAAAAGAAGCTACAAGCTCAACAGGTAATCCTGTCATTCGCTTGACACACCCACGGGTTATCATTTAGTACCGGCGAGAAAGGGGCGGTGCTATGGAATTCTTTGACGATGACCCCGATGACTCGTTCGTTAGCCCCGAAGAACTAGCCGTATGGCTGAGTGAATACATCTCACAAACCACAGATGCTCAAAACATGTACAGAAACCATTTCTGTACGATGATTGCTAACCGTGTTTACGATGAGTTTGGGCACGAAGGCCTGTGCGAACTAATGATTGCTATGGATAAGAAGGCCGGCTGGATTTCGGACATAATCATTGAAAACAATGACCTTGACGAAATACTCTTTAAGAAGTACGGGGTGTACGACCACGACATTGTGGCGAAAGCTCGAGCAACCAAAGCCGTTGAGGAAATGAACTCGAAGATTTGGAAGATACGCAAGAAGTACGCTAAGGCAATAGTTGAGGAACTGATGCTAGCCCCGCTAGCAGAAGGCGATGAAACACAGAGCCCCACCGACAGCGACAACGGTGGGGACTCTGCGGAGTAAGGCACACGGGGGGCGTGTGCCTCTCTCGGTTGTGTTGGGTTGTGTCAGGGATTAGTAGTCGTCCCCGTAGTACCCGTAGTCCTCGTCAGTTCCCCAGCCGATAGAGGCGAGTGCTTCTGCGTCATCGGAGAGGTCGTCAAGCCTGCGTGACTCCCAGTACTCCTCATCGTCATCTTCGCCCTCAACCCAGCAGTCACCGTCATGGTCTACTTCCAAGTCACAAGCGTCACAGAAATAGACGACTTGGTTTTCGGGGGCAATTTCGCTGTTCATTTCCATACCCCAAGTTTAGCAATGGCTTACCTAAGCCGACAAGTTTCCACCCATAAGGTCAAAGAGTAGTTGTACAGTATCGGCATCTTCTACGGGTGAGCCGCCTTCTATCGCCACCGTTACAACGCTTCTCTTGCGTTCTATTAGCGAGTAAATGTCCTCATCTATCGTCTTATCCGTTAGCAGATAAGTGGCAACGACACTTCCCTGCTGCCCCAACCGATGGCATCGGCTGTAGGTTTGGTCTACATCGGCGGGTGTCCAGGGGAGTTCTACGAATAAAACGTCCTGTGCTGCGGTCAGCGTGTGACCCGTCTTTGCTGCCTGAATAGACAGAACGATTACCGGGGCCTCGGACACCGGAAGCGTTTGGAACTTCTTCTTGTGTTCCTCAACCTCTGCTACATCCATGCCGCCCTGAATTTTGAGACCACCGAACTTATTCGCTAACTCATCTACTATGTCTCTGTGGTGAGCAGCAATGACGACTTTCTTCCCGTCTTCTATACGTTCTTTTACCCATTCCTCAACGACCGGCATCTTTGCCTTAGCCGAGAGCCGGCGAAGCACTGACAAACGAACTAAATGTTCATTGCTTTCTGCTTTGATACGGGCTAAAACAGCAGCGGAACCTACGGGTTCACCGAGTTCTCTTGCTATTTGCTTTGCTCTATCAACAAGATACTGAACTATGTCCTGTTCTGCCTTGTTGTATTCCTTCATAGCAGCGGGTGTTCCTTCTACTACTACGGGGCTATGGAGAATTGGGGGGAGTTCAGAAAGAACTTGGTCTTTTGTTCGCCTTATGTAACAAACTCCACGAAGTCTTTCATTGAGTTCGTCAAGATGTGAATGACCGCTAATGTTCCATTGACCGAAACTATCCTGGAACGCATTGCAATAACGCCGGTAAAAGCCCCATAGCCCGCCAAACTCTTTGAGCTTTCCAAGTATTTCCAACTGTGAAGCGTATTCAGAGGGGCGGTTAGTCACCGGAGTTCCGGTAAGGCACAGAACAATGCCTTCTTTTGGTGCGCTTTTGGCAATCTTTTGTGCGCTTTTAGTGCGCTGCGCTGTCACCGTCTTACAGTAATGGCTTTCATCAAAGACATACGACCTATGTTTTGAGAGTTCTTTTTCCCACTTAGTAATGTTGCTGTATCCGACAACCACAACGTCGTAAGTCCCGCTTACCGGAAACTCTTTCCTGTTGGTGACTACGGAAACTTTACGCTCGGGAAGCCATCTGTTGTATTCGGCTTGCCAGTTTAGAACAAGGCTTGGTGGGCAAACGATTACCGCTGGGTAACTGTCATAGACATACTCAATAGTTGCTATTGCTTGTAATGTCTTTCCTAAGCCCATTTCGTCAGCAATAAAAGTTCTACGGGCGTTAGAGGCATAAGCAACGCCAGCTCTTTGATAGGGAAGAAGCTCGGCTTTGAGATTAGGAATACTTATCTCGGCATCGGTAGAACGAGAAGCCTCAATAAGCGCACTTAGATTGCTTGTTACCTTTTCCGATAACAACCTTAGCTCATCGGGTACTGTCAAGTCAAAGTATTCAGCCCACCTCAACACATCACTTGCCGAGGTAAGCGGGGCCCGCCACGCCTTCTTGCCGGCGTTCCATGTGATTGAGGGTATTTTCTTTACGCTGTTGATTACGACTTTCTCATACGGGAAAGTAATGTAAATCCAGTCCCCTTCTATGCGAATGGACTTGCCTGACTTTCTCTCCGGAGTAGTTATCAGCATTATTTCAGTATCAACGGGAATGTCGTGTTTTATTGCGAAAGCTCGAGCTTCCGACATTGAGGTAACAGGGACACGCCAAACCTTAGAAACCTTGTCCCACTTTGCTCCGGAGATTCTCTTTATCTCATCCACTTGGTCTTTGTCGTACGGGAAATCAAGAATGATTTGGTCGTCTACAAGCTTTACGGAACTCATTGCTATTATTCTATCCACTTTACGAAAGGGGCATGACATGCCATACCTAAATGACGAACCGACAGTAGAGAGCCTCTCTCAGAGAATTGACGAACTAGAGCGAATAATCAAGAACCTCTCCGACAAAGTAGAGAGACTTGCGCGCGGAGAAAGAGATAAGCTTCCGGTTGTACCGGTAATTCCGAGCCCCGGCTCAATAGGTGAGAAGAATCTCATGCTGAGAGAGATAGCCGGTATCGCTGACGAAAACGAACAACGCCTAGCGTGGGAAAGAGTAAGAGACGCTAGAAAGTAAAGTGTTATCGGGTAGAGGGGAACAGCGACGAAAACCCTCTACCCGATAACAGAACGGAACTCTATCACTAACAGATAGAGAAGCCACCACACTCGGACAGGAACTCTGCGAACTCTCGCACATTGTCCACGCTGAACGGATAGTTCATGCCCCACGATTCCCGTGTGCCGACACCATGACAAGCATTACACCAACCGTGCGTACGACCCGTGAGAATCTGAACCTCGGGTTCCAGTTCCTTAGTCGGCATACCCATTTCCACGCCGACAGAATCCGTGCGGATTCCAGTAGTGCCACACAGTTCACAGTCCTCTCGGGGAAGCGAGGCTAGGTACTCGTTGTGCTTTCGCTCGTATGAAGCGGTGCGACCTTCCCACAGTTCCCCGAACAGAATGTCGGCAAGAGCCTTTGCTCCGTCCTCGTCCAGACCAACGCCGTCGTTGTAGCAACCACCATTGGCGACTTCCTCGTCAATGACTTCCTGCCCGACTTCACAGCAGTAGTCCCACAGGGGTCGCCACCACCACACATTGTTGCGGAAGTACGCACCCTTCTCGCTTGTCGGATTCTTTCCGTACACATCCATACCCATAATCGCTATTCCTTTCGGCTCGGTACGACAACACTTTACTAGCGACTTACCCTTCCCAACAAGTCACAGAGCCGGACGCACCGTAGGGGCTCGAGCCCCGCCCTAGCCCCTACGGTGTATTCGCAAACTTGTCGGGTTGGGTAAGCGGTCAGTAGAATGGGGGCATGACAGCGAACTGGATAGACGACCTGCCGACAGTAGAGGAGTGCGATAAGGAAATCGCTCGCCTCTCCTACTGGCTGGACACGAAGCGATACGACATGACCGCAAGGGAAGCCGTGAAACTGGCTGAACGGATTCGTTCATGGGAGACGAAGCGACTGTGGGCGAAGCGATTCGGAAAGACGAACACATGGTGACTCTGTTGTTCTGCTCTCCGTTGCTTGCGGTCGCTATCATGGCTGGAATCGTTGCGAAGGGAAACAAGTAATGCGAGAGTTCTGCGGAGAAATCTTCTACACCACCGACTCGGGCAATGTCCACTCGGACATCTGTAAGCACTCGGACGGTGAACTGACCGAGTCGTACCGCACATTTCTCCATAACTGCTTGGACGAATGGCTGAGGCAGTCCAACGGAAGCGGAGCGTTTTGGGTCGGTGACCCCAAATACTTCATGTCGTGGGAGCGTGACGGTGACGAGGACAAGTAGAGCGATAGACCTACTACTACTCACGCTCTACGGAGCGTGGTACTTCCTCTCTCTGAAATGGATGAGAGAGAACGGCAAAGGCTATTAGCCGGAACCCGTGACCTTCTGAGCCCCGCTCCACTCCACATACCTGCCATAGAGAACGGGGCCCCAGGAACTGCCGGCGAATCATAATCCGGTAAGTCAGGATTCCAGCTCCGGCTAATCATTAGCCGGTAACTAAGGATTCCGGAACGCGACCCGGGGGCACTGTATGTCCAAACTTGTCGGGTTGGGTAAGTCTCCGCTAGAATGGGGGCATGAAGAACAGCGAAATGACAGCACAGCAACTCCGCGACAAGGCTCGCGCACACGAACAGGACGCGCACGACTCATTTGAGCGTTGCGATACGGACGGGTTCCTCTCCCAGTGGGCAAGCGGAATCAACGCGCAACTGGCGAACGCACAGGCGCGAATCGTGGACAACGGCGGCGTGGCACAGTTCCCTGCCCTGTTCACCGTGAGCGGCGAGTTCGTCCCTGCCCGACCCATTGAGAGCAAGTACGGAACGCGCTGGATGGTGCTGGACGCGGCTGGCAAGGCAACGGGTGAGTTCCTGCCCTACTTCCCCAAGAGGCGCGATACGCTCGCCAAGCGCGGCTATGTGGAGGGCTTCGTGACCCGCCCAGCGTGGGCGCGTTGTGAGGGCAACGGGCGTGGGCTTTCGGGCTTGTGCTCGGTTCGCGTGGTGGCTTTCCCCACCGATAAGCCGTGGGAGCAGCCCGTGAGCGTGGTGAGCGTGGACAGGTGGGCAGAGTAGTGCTTCCCCGGAGACGGGTTCTCCGGGCTTCCCTTGCTTCCAGGGCTTCGTTCGTGGGGTTCGTGGGGTTCGTGGTGGTGTCGGGGTTCGTGGGGAAGATGGCGGGGCTGCGGGCCACCTTTTTTAGTCGGAAATATGACTTACCGGCTAATGATTCGAGCTCGCCGGCAGGGGGCTAGCTCCGGTAAGGGGCAAGCCCCGCCCTGCCCCTTACCGACTTGTTGGGTTGGGTAAGGTCTGTATAAACTGGTGGCATGACGAACAACAAAACAGCGATTTGGGACTTCCTCACGGGTGTCATTGACGAAATGCCCCTGACCGAGTGCTGTGGCAAGGTGCCAGCCGACCACCGTGATTACGGTCATTGCTACTACTGCCACATGACCGCCGACTGGTGTCAATGTGACGCTTCCGACATTTGTCGGTGCGAGGTGGAGAAGTGAGCAGGAAAGAACTGACGATGGAAACCTACCGAGAGGGAGCCGGGGCTCAGCTCGGTAGGTGGTATCGCCTCCGAGAGGGCAAGCGTGAGTACCTGTCTGACTTTGACCTGTGGATGTGCGAGGACTTGTTGGGAAAGCCGTACAGCGGACTGTACCTAGACGAGAACTGACCTGAGCAAGTCGCTAAAAGGCTCACCCTAAGCCCTGCTTGGTGTGAGCTGGCTTGTCGGGTTGGGTAAAGAGTTGCTAGGATAGTGGCATGACGACAGCGACAGCAAAGTGTTGGGAGTGCGACAGGGTCTTTGACCTTGACGACCAAGAGCAGGCAGATGAGTGGTTCTACGGCCACGACTGCGAAGCAGGACTGGACTAATGCGACCACGACCCGAACAGCCCGAAGGACACGAAAGCAAGTGTCCTTGCTACGACTGTGACGCATGGGCTTACGACCTCATCTTTTGGGAAAAAGAAGAGGTAGAAGCAGGCCGTGACCCGTGGGCGGAGTTCCGCTAGGCGTATCGCGTGCGATACGCGCCCGGTTGTATCGTTCGCGATACACGCATAGCCGATAAGCCGGGGCTTCGGCTATGCGTTATGTAACTTGTTGGGTCGGGTAAGGTCTGTATAAACTGGAACCATGAACAGCGAAACAGCACCAAACAGAAACCTTCAAGCCGTCATTGACGGAACCACCACAGACGAAGCAGGGACCATGCTCACGGGTGACGCAATCTCCCACATGAGGGTCATCTCCCTCATCTCGGGTCTTGTGTTTGAAATCAACACGGGCATGAAGATGACACGCTTTCCTCTCACGCGAATTGCTGAGGACTACGGCGTGTTCGCCAAGACGAAGAAGAAGTGCCTGCGAGAAATGCTCGCTTGGTACGAGGACTTCTACGGAGTTCCCTACGACGGTCCCCGAGTGGCTGAGGCTCTCGGCAAGAAGTAGCCGAGACAATCCCCAGGCTGTGGAAAACCTGGGGATAACTCTCCCTGGAGCCCCGTAGCGAGAACAGAAAAATCCCCGGGCCGCGATAAAGTGAAAAAATGAGCTACGAAGAATTCCTAACAATTGTCAGAGACTCTTACGACAATGACTCCGACATTCGCTTGGGGCAGCATTTCTTTAATGCCCTACACGTAATTCGCCCTGATATTGCCAATCAGATTCGCGGGACTAAGAACGACCCGTTCTATAGAGACGATGTTCCCGGATACACACAAGAGGCCGTTTCGGCCCTTTGGAGCTGAACTTGTTGGGTTGGGTAAGTTGTGGATACACTTGTGGCATGACATCAAACAGCGACCACGACAGCGAGTTCATGGATTATTGCCAAGACCTCGCCAACGCTTACCTCTGTGAGAACGCAGAGCCGAAGCCCGAACCCGTCTATCCAGACGACATGGAAGATGACGGTGTGTTCTAATGAACCACGAAGAAGCAAGCAAGTTGATGAGACTGAATGCGGTCAAGCTCCGCATTTATCCAATCGCAAATCTCCGAGATGACCCGATGAGCGATTGGGATTGGAATGTCGAAATCGTCATTCCGAATAATCAGTGGGCCGATTCAGACGAAGACGGAAACTTCTATGTCAATCAGCACGGCATTGACTCTTTCCACAACATTGACTCAGCGTTCCGATGGGCGTTCTCATGGCTGAAAGGTCGTGGGTACTACATTGACGACTTCTCTCTTGAAACAGAAATCATCAAAACCTCTGACCTGGAGAAGTCAATAGAACTCATGAAACGCGAATGGGCCGAACGACAGCCATCACGCCGTAGAACGAAAGTGACCCAATGAGTAACGAAACAAAAGCTTGTAGTGAGTGCGGTAAAGCACGTGGGGCCGGACAGCAGTTCGGAAACTTCATTGACTACGGGTGGTCAATCAACTTCATCATGCTCGGCCACTACGGTGGATTCACCGATTGCATCCCCGACCCAGACATGACGGAAGATGATTACATGATTCATCTCTGTCATGATTGCTGTCTCAAAATGATTGAGGCACTTCCCAACACATTCAGAAAGCACCTCGGAGACCTCGGTTGTCATCCCGGAGACCTCGAAAAGCCTTCGTGCTGTCAGTACGCATGGACATGGGACAAGAACAACACCAAGCACCACTACCGAGGCGATGGAGCTGGCGGTTGGACTTTCGTTAAAGAGTTCGCTGACTGATGTACGATTGGTGAATGAGCGATTCACCAAAGCCCGAACCTGAAAAGAAAAAGACAGAGGTTCGCATTACTAAGCCCCGCCCAGGAACACTAAGGGCTAAGGCTATTCGGACTGTGTGCTGTCGACGCGGAAGATGAGAAGCTGTCCGTAGACAGAGTTGATAATCGCGCAAATCACAAGAACTATTGCTAGCACCGTGCCTACAAAGAAAGACATGTAGGCAATCACCATACTGAAAAACAGGTGAAGCAATCCCTTGTTCACATGGTCTTTGGGAATCAACACATTGGCCAAGCGAATTACTTTGTCCAATGGTTTCTCCACTGACTAGGGCTATGTGAACTCTCAGCCTCAGCTTTATCTTCCGGAGTCTCGAACAGTCTGATGACATGAACACATGGGTCATGTCCTTCCTCGAACTCTTCCTCTTCCATCTTTGTCAAAGGAATGCCGTCATGGGTTTCACATAGCGGTGGGCCACACCAGCCCTGCTCCATACCGAAGGAAATCCAGCTATCAAAATCATTTATTTCTGCCATGAGTTATCAGAATAGCGTTGGTTCGTATTCTTTGCTAGGCCGTTGGCAGAATTCGTGGATGTATCTGAAATCTTCTGAGATGACTGAGTGAACAGTCCGGCTCTTCCCTTTGAGCCAAACAGTTGCCTGCCGGATAACCGAGTTTGAGTTCCGGTCAAGCGGATGGCCACACACTTCACAAACATAAAGAGAAGGCATTGACATAAAAAGAATCATACAGGCAGAGCCCCGCTCTGCCTACACCCACCCGAGTGCGGGTGTTTTCTAAAACTTGTCGGGTTGGGTAAAGAGTTGCTAAGCTGGCTTTGCCAGCACGGCAACGGCGACAACAGCGAAAGGAAAAGCGACATGAAGCCCACGGTTTGGGAACTTAGCCAGCTCCACGATGTGGAGGCAGACGCGCTCGGGCGTTGGCTCGCAGGCGAGCCCTACGAGGAGTTTTACGAGGAGGACGATGGTCTCGCTTACGCAGAGTTCGTCTCCTCTTGGGTTAGCGGAGGCGGTCTCGCCTCTGACGCTAATCAGGCTTGGAATAGCGGTATCGCCCATCGGGCTGGTTACCCAGCTCCCGAAGGCGATTACGCCGACGAGCGCCCTGATTGGCTGCCCGTTTACGGTACGCCCGAATGGGACGCTTACGAGCTTGCGATGGACGAGCGTGATTACCTTGAAGAGCTTCACGGTTACTAATGCGTTTCGTTCACAACACCCCCATTCCGAACGAATCGGAGTTTCCGATTCCTGACGATTGCGTTTGCGATGGTGACGAGCTTTGTCAAGCTTGTCAGCGTGTTATCGCAGAAGACGCAGCAGAGCAAGAAGAAGAAAAGAAATACTTGGAAGGACTGAAATGATTCACTCGGGAAAGATTCACTCACGGGCAGCAGAGGTGGTCGCAGCCATCAAGCAGCTGGACTGCTACACCGACCCGCACAACTACTTTGAGTCGCAGCTCGTAGAGTGCTACGAGGATTCAGAACTGGTTGAAGACTTTGGCTTCAACCCTGACGGTTCCGAGCGTGAGCCGTGGGAGGCTTGCGCTCAGGTGGTATACCGCTGCAACCTTCTTGAAGATGTCCACGGGTGGATTCTTGAAGAAGGTCGCAGGGAGCGCGGCGCCTGATTGCTGTAAGGGGTAGCGGGGCTCGGCCTTACAGCTTGTCGGTTGAGGTCAGCCGGAAGTAGAATCTAAGAAAAGAAGGGAACAGCGAAAATGTGGATACAGGTTCAGACAAAAGAACAAGTCACGGAACAGGTGTTGGAAGCAGTAGAAGAAGTCTTTGATGGTTGGTTCGCAGACGAGCCACGCATTGACTGGCAGAACTTCATTGACCGATTGGAAGTACGGTACGAATACGACATGGGTTCGTCAATGGATTCAGAAGCAATCAAGGCGATAAAGAAATACGTCAAGAAGCTGAAAAGCGAACAGTAGGCGGTTGTGGGGGCAGGTGAATCTCCACCCACCCCCAACAACTTCTCACCTATCGGTGGGGCGATGCGGGCTTTGGGGTAACCGCATGACCTAGAACTTAGTACCACCAGCGGGGCTGTGGTGGTACTACCGGATAAATAATCTGACAAAGTTCTGACATCTGGTGACGCAAGCTCCCTTCTATTAGACATGGCAGTACTAAGACCTTCACCCCTCAGATACCACTCAACTCCGTATCACCTCTGGACCAAGAGAGACCACTTCGAGAGGGATGTGGACCACTTCTGTCAAAGAGAGGTGCGTGTTCGTTACCGGTCTCAGGAATGGGTCGAGTTCACAGAACGCTTTGTCGAATACTGGGAAGATTGGCGTGGGTGCTGGGTAGCTGAGGAAGCTTGGCGTGAGTTCACTCTCTACCTGAGACTTCCGGAAGGCGAGTACTATCCGGACGAATACGAACCGGACTGGAACTTCCGGAGGTAGTCCGGGCAAGCCCCGCTTGCCCAATGTGACCCGGCCGACTTGTCGGGTTGGGTAAGGGCTGAGTATCATTGGTGGCGTGACATACACATACAGCGACAGATACTCCATCCCCGAGTGCGTAGCACCCGAACACCACAAACTCTATGTGCGTCTGTTGGAGGACCCCAACGACCGCATGGTCTACTTCATGGAGGCATACGGGAACGGACTGTTCCACCGAATTGGATACGACAATGTTCGTACCATCGTTGCCAAGTGGGAGACATTTCTTCCCAACATCGCAAGTTGGATTACAACTTTCTACGAGGACGAAGCATCGTTCTACGGGTTGGAAACTGAGGATGACGAATGAACCACTGGACACAGACTCATGTGTGGGTCGGCTATGTCGGCTTCGGCTGTATTGCCTCACTTCTTCTGACATACCTCGGTATCGCAACAAAGAAACTCCAACACGGCGAGGATGAGTGACCGGATACCGGGGCTCCGGAGCTGGATGTTTCACGTGGAACATGACTTGTTGGGTTGGGTAAGTCGGAAGTAAGATGGACGCATGACGAACAGCACACTTGAAAACTACTGGGACGATGTGGCAGACGCCGTACAGGACGCTCGCCTCATCGCGTGGGATACCTGCCACAAGATTTACTTGGCGATGGACGCCGAGCAGGAGGAGTGGTTCTTGGAGAACTACGCGCCCGACACATTCCGTGGAACGCCCGAGCAGATGCTCGCAACGCTTCACGAGTGGTGGGATGCTTCGTGCGGTCTGCGCTTCATTCAGGCCGTGACCACGAACCACGCCGACCCGAACTACGGGTTCGAGAGCCTCATTCCGCAGGGCGCGGATTGGGAGGACGAGGACGAGGACGAGGACGAGGACGAGGAGGACTACTGACATGGACATAAGCATCGCTATTGACCCATGGCTGGTCATCGTGATAATCGCAACCTTCATTGCGTTGCGCGTGTATCACCCGATTACTTCACTTGTGAAGAAGCGCAAGAAGTATCCCGACCGGACACTTGGGTGAACGGGGCTCGAGAGCTGCCACTCGCACCGGACAGCTCCGGGAGTTTTCTTTGTGCAGTAGTAGCTGCCAACGGGGAAGAAGAAGCCCCGCTTCCCTTCTTCCCCGTGTTTGGGGAAACTTGTCGGGTTGGGTAAGTGCCAAGTAAGATGGGGGCATGACAACAGCGACAGACACCCAACTGGCAGAGTCACTTCTTCGTGCGTTCGCACGGGAGATTGTGCGAGAGTCAGCAGACCACGAACAGACGGTCACGAACTTCATCAAGGCTTGTGCCACATACCGCATTGAGTTGATGACCAACATGGCAGAGAACCTTTGGCAGAAGGTTCTGACCGAACAGGAAGGAAGGTAGTCATGGCTTGCCGTTGTGACTCACTCGGATACCAGTGCCCTGATTGCGACAGGTACTACACCAACAGCGAGCGTTACTCGCACATTCATGACGCACGGTTTGATAGCCGTGGCAACTTCATCGGGCGAGACAGCGACCGCTGGCGTGACGGTGACGACTTCCGTGGGGACTGGGACGACTGATGGGGCTTGCTTCATCATTCATCGCCTATCAGTACGGTAAGAGGCGAGCGTCAAAGAAAGCAAGGCAGCGAGAGAGCGGGGCTCCGAGCTGCCTTGACCCCCGGTGTGATGACTACAACTACTGTAAGAACAGTGGCTACTGCTCCGGTGACTGTACCTATGAGAACATTGACGAATGAGAGAACATTCAGTAGCTCATTCGGTAGCTAAGACATTCAGCTACTTCATCGTAGACAGCCTACTTACCGGACTTATCGCACTAGTCGTAACGAGAGACGCCGGAGACGCTATCTCTATTGGCCTCGGAGTCCAGATAGCTGAGGTTCTTCTTTACTACTTCCACGAAAGAGTTTGGGCGCGTTTCTTTCATCGGTAAAAACAGTGGGGCGAAGCCCCGCACGCCCCACTGTTTCACGTGAAACACCCGACTTGTTGGGTAGGGTAAGCCCCAAGTAAGATGGTGACATGAACACAGCGACCAGCACCATCACCACCATCAACTTCATCACGGTTCCCTCGGGCGAGGCGAGCGTGTGGGCTGACGGTTCCGTCATCATCGGCAACCCCGAGTCCAGCGCAATCCACGAGTGGCAGTGGAACAAGTACTGCTTCTCGGTGACCTACAAGTCCGACAAGACCAAGACCTACTTCTACGAGACCGTGACCATTCACGAGGCTCTCGGTCTGCTCACGGCAAAGAGCGCAGGCAAGTTCATCGCCGAGAACATCAAGGCGAAGCACGAAATCGCGTGGGTCGCCGTGAACGGAGTCGTCCAGTCCTAACCACCCCCAACCCGAGGGTTCAGGCACACCCCCCGTGCCTGAACCCTCTCTTATTCGCTGAGCGGGGCTCGGCGAATAAGAAACTTGTTGGCTCGGGTAACACAAAGATAGAATGAACTCATGGAAACAACACGGCGACACTACGAATACATCATTCACTACGAGAACGAGATTGCCCGGGAGAAGGCCAAGAAGCGTCCCCGACCCGGATACATCGTCGCTTGCGAGAACATGATTGCTCACTCTCGCAAGCGAATCACATTCCTGAACAACGCATAAAAGCCATGAACAACACACACGAAGAAGAACAGTGCCAGTACCAATACTGCTGTGAAGCAGCAACCGGAGAGGACAGACGTAACATTCCGGTTTGTCAATACCACGCAGAGCAGGACTGGGCGAAAGACTAAATCTCCGGTGGGCACCGGAACGCCGGTGGGGTGGCGAAGCCCCGCAGACTCCACCCCACCTCTCTGTTTTGGGAAACTTGTCGGGTTAGGTAATGCGCGAGTAGGATGATTCCATGATGTTTACCTCACTTCCTTCCTTCCCCTCTTTCATTGGGGAGAACTCTGTCCCTGCCGTCATTGACGGCAACAGGTTCACCCATGAGGTGACCTACACGCTCTCGCGTCACGTCCGCAACCTCCCCTCTCCGACCTACTTCTACAAGTGGCTGATGAGGGCAGAGTGCGCCGAGTGCGGATGGTCGTTCTACACCGTCCGCAACTGTGACGGTGTTTCGTCCGACTGCAACATCACCCAGCACGACAAGGACTTGGCTCTCGCCAACCACCACCGTGGCGTGGGGATGTTCGCCATTCGCGAGGGAGACTTCCGCTTTCACATCTTCGTGCGCGAGGATGACGGGAGCGAGTACCTGATGCGTCACCGCAACGGCTGGCAGGTTGTCGCAAGCAACACGGAGAACGGATGGGTGGAAGAGTGAACCCAACAGAGCGCAAAGAGAAGTCAAGAGAACTACGGAACATTCTGGAAAACATGGATGTTCCGAGTTTTCGGATTCAACTGATGAACGAAACAAACCTGCGCTGGCTTCAGCGCAATGTCGGGATAAACAACGGGGCTCATCCCGACATTGACCGGGTCATGTTGCTTATCAAGCAGATTCTCACTCAATAGCGAAAGTCACACCGGAGCTGCCCGGTACGGAAGCTAGCCGGTTTGTATCATTGACAGTCCCCTAGTACCGGAGTGTCAGATGTTTTTACCAAGTTTCGCAATAGCAATAGCAGCTATCCTCTCGATACCGGCAGCGCTAGCTCGAGCTCTCGGTCGTCTTGAAGCCCCGATTCAAGAAGACCGAGTGTACGACCGGCGTTTGTAGAAACTTGTCGGGTTGGGTAAGCCCTGTGTAAGATGGGGGCATGAAAACAGCGACAGCATTCATCATCGTCATCGCCTTCCTCGTGAAGTGCGCTGGCTTCGCCACTTTCATCGTTGGTCTCGTGACCGTGTGGAACTGGCTCCGCAAGAACGTCTCGTTCTTCACCTTCACCGAAGAGGAAGAGCCCGAGCAGGATTGGAGCGACCTCTACCGATGAGCAAGTACCCACACATCAACATCGCCCTCGTTGGCGAAGACGGAAACGCATTCAGTATCCTCGGTCGTTGTACCAGGGAGATGAAGCGTAACGGTCTCGCCGACAAGGTTGACGAGTTCATCGCCGAAGCGACATCGGGCGATTACAGCAAGTTGCTCGTCACGGTCATGGATTGGTTCTCATGCGATGAGACCGATGACGAAGACGAGTGGTACGAGAGTTACCCGAATGGCTGCTATCCCTGCAAAGAGAAGTACGCAGTCGGCGGTTGCCCTGCCTGCGGAGAGTAGGCAGCACATACGCAGTGCAGCAACGGGGCTTGCTGCGTATGTGCAAACTTGTTGGGTTGGGTAAGGCCGGAGTAGGATGGTGTCGTGAACGAGGAGGTGAAATGAAACTCACAATCAGCGACATCGTCGGACACAAGGTCCGGCTCCACTCTCCCTACTGGGAGCAGGGCTTCTGCGATGGAGAGGTGGTGCGCTACGACTCGACTCGTGGCGTGTTCGTCTTCCGCGCAGGACACCACACCCGCCCGGACGACCCGTACTACGAGGTCCGTCTCGGCAACCTCAACAAGCAGTTCACCCTGCTCTGACAGTCTCACCGGGCCGGAGACCCCTCATCACTCCGGCCCGGTGAACCCCCCTCTCTACTGAACCCGGTCTTGCAGAAAGGCCGGGTTCTTCTGTTTCTGAATGCGCAGCAGCCCCGTTGCTGCAACAAGGTTTCGAGCGCTTTCTGAATAAAAAAGGACCACGTGCGGGGCTCGGAGCTGACTTGTCGGGTCGGGTAAGCCCTGAGTAGGATGGTGTTCGTGAGAGAGGCTCACCGCCTCCCCTCCGATACAACCGAACCGCACCAGTCCCTCCGCAGGATAAGGCTCTGGACAGCAAGCCTCTGATGGGCGTACGACCATCAAGCATCCGCCACAGTCCACCCGTCCTCCCTCTCGCGCGATAACTGCTCTAGGCTCGGGGGTGCTAGCCCCAGTATCGGAGGTGGGGCGGTGGGTCTTTCTCTTTGCCCAAGAAGCGGGGCTGTTTGGGCAAAGCTCTCCTTCTCCCCGAACTTGTCGGGTTGGGTAAGCCCTCGCTAAGATAGTGGCATGACGAACAGCGATTACATCACCCCCCACCTCATGGACAACGCCATGCCCAGCACGAAGGGAACCTTCTCCATCCTCTCCACGGGTGCGATTATCGGATACCCCGAATCGTCTGCCGTGGTCAAGTGGCTTTACAACACCACGGGAAGCCTCGGGGTCACCTTCCCCAACGGCAAGACCTACATCTACAGGGGTGTCCCCTTCTACGAGGTCACCCGACTGATGACTGCCAACAGCGTGGGCGAGTTCATCAACAAGGTCATCAAGCCGAACTACGAGTTCTTCGTGATGACCTACCAGCCCACCATCTAAGACCGCCCCCCAGCGGAAGCCCCTGTCGGTTCCCGATACCGGCAGGGGCTATTCCTCTTTCGAGCCCCGTACCAACCTGCTGGTCAGGCACAAAGACGGGGCTATTTGTGCCTGATTGTTTCACGTGGAACATGTCTCCGGAAACTTGTCGGGTCGGGTAAGGCCTCGCTAAGATGGGTGCATGGAAACAGCGAAGCAAGACAACCCACACACCCAGATGCTCCTCAGCATCCTCATCGCCGAGAGGCAGAGAGGCGCAGACTACGCCTTCCGCGAGGTCCTGAGCCACGTCCGGGCCGTAGAGGCCGGAGCCTTCGGTGACGAGCCCGGACAGGTCAGCACACACATGGCGCGAGTCATCGCCCAGTCCGTCCGGCAGATGGTCCAATGTGCCGAGCAGGCCGAGGGTCTCCGGACGCTCCGGTACGCGGTGGAGAAGGACTGATGGGCGCGCACACCAAGCCAGACGAGTTCGACCTCATGGACTCGCGCAACGCCTTCGCGTGGAATCTCCTCTGCGAGCTGCGCGACCGAGCGACCGACGAGGAGGTGAGCGGGGCTTCTGAAATCATGCTCGCCAACCTCAGCGACCCGACCGACTACGCCGTGGTCGTGTGGCCGGACGAGGACGACCTGAGCCGCCTTGACGAGACGGCATGGGGCGTGGATGAGAACGGGAACTGGTCAGATTGCTACGAGGCTCCCCTCGTGTGGTGCGACCAGCAGGACGGGCACTCGCTCGTCATTTGGTACTCGGCCCAGTACGGGCAGAGGGGCGACCAGTGAGAAGGCGAACGGGGCTACAGTCCGACTTGTCGGGTTGGGTAAAGGCCGAGTAGGATGGGAAACATGAACAGCGCAACAGCAAACACAAACACGGTCAGCACGACCATCACCCTGAAACTCACAGACGAATGGAAGGCGAGAGCCCTCCGCTCATCGTGGGCGATGTTTGAGCCGGAGGGTGGTCGCATGGTCGCCGAGGCATTCATCGCCCTCTTGGAGGGAGGCGTCATCATCGCCGAACGCCGAGGAGACCTCTCCTACGACTTCGCCCGTGAGGTCTTTGAGGCCATTGACCTCATCGTGTCCCCGGTCCACAGCGAGGTCGGCGACACCGAGGTCCGAGAACTCATCATGGGTCACGCCGAGAGACTGCTCGGAGCCAATGAGTGAGGATGGGGACGGGGCTTCCCATCCTCAAACAAATCCAAATCAACACTTGACAAACAGAAACAGAATGGATAGACTTCCCGACATGGAATACATCACCGAACCAAAGGTCACCGTCCGAACCCCAAAGGCTGACAAAGAGAAGCCACCGACCAAGTACAAGGTCAAGGCATGGGTGACCGAGCTCATGCTCTCTCCGAACAAGTGGGCAATCTACAAGCGCACCGAAAAGACACGGCAGGGCATGGTCAATGCGTACAGCGCAATGGATGGATACAAGAGACGGTATCCGCACATTGAGTGGGCAATCTCCAAAGAGGACGACTGCTACGCAATCTGTGGTCGCTTCACTCCGACCGAGACAGAGCAGAACTGACCGGAAGGGGAAGGGTGCGGGGCTCCAATCCCTTCCCCACTCCACCGGAACTTGTTGGGCAAGGTAAGCAGAAACTAGAATGGACTCATGAACAGCACACTCATCGCAGGCGAACAGATTCAGTTCGCAATGGACAACGACTCAACTTGCTTCGCAAAGGACAGCGCAGAACTGTACGGCGTGACGGCGGAGGGGCAGTTCGTACTCATCGCCAAGAACAAAGATGTGTACGAACTCCTTGACGGCATGACCTACAACCTCTCCCGATACTCCGCTATCGCTATCCACACGACTGGTTGGGCTTCTCCTATCAACGAACATGGCGATGTAGAGGGCGCACCGAGTGAGCACCCAGACCGCAGGCGAGTGGCAGTCATTGTCGTTCACTCTGACGAGGGGCAAGGTTCGGCGGTTGCGTTCGCAGACTCCGAAGAAATCATGACAGACGAGGGCGAGGCGCAGGGTTCGCTCTCCGAATCTATTCGTGAATGTTGGGAAAGAGGCGAAAAGTGAAAAGCCTCAACCCCCTCACGATTGCCGTCATTGGGCTTTCTGTCGCCAGCGCGATAGTTGTCACCGCGAAGATTCTCTCGCTCATTATCGCGATTCTTTAACGGGGCTCCAGCTCCGGTTTCCACCGGCTCTCCAGCTCTGAGGCCCCGCTCAGATAGTTGCGTGCGCAACCATTGCGGTCGCAACTATTGCGTGCGCAAGCAATGAATGGGGTGGTACGACATTGCGTACCACCGGCCGACCAAGCTCCCCTTACGTGACGGTGGTGGATGACCCGACTTGTTGGGTTGGGTAAGTCGTGTGTAAAGTGTTGGCATGACGAAAGCACTTCTCATCCCAGCGACAGGCGATTCACGCATCATCACTCTCCCCAGCGAGAACGCACACACGGTTATCCACGACTTCATCGGTGGATACTTTGACTGTGCCTCTCTCGCAGACGGAGCCATAGCCATGTATGTCCATGACGAGGGACTGCTCATCGGGCTGGAACCCAATGTGACCGCCAGCATCCTGTATGGCTCACCCATCGCAGGCGATGTGGTCATAGTCGGCACGCTCAACGCAAAGGGCGAGCGTGACGGGTACGACTACGACCTGCCCGACTTCATGTACGACCCCGTGTTCATCGCACGGGCAACCATCGCCAACAACACCGAGTACGCTCGCCAGCACCTCGCAAGTCTCATTGAGACGATGGACTTCTCGCCTCGCATCGTTCCGATGACCGATGAGATGATGGACGAGTGGTTGGGGGTCAAGTGATGTTTGACGAACTTGACGAAGCCGTTACGAACCTTGACAGGGACTTCACTCGCTTGGAGTTGTCCGTCATCATTGAGGCACTCATCGCATACAGAGGAATGGGTATGCGTCCTGACTTTGATGCCATTGACATTGACCCCGATGACATTGAGAGTCTTGACGGACTGGAAATACCGGCACGCCCTTTCAACGATGAGGAAGATGAAACCATCGGAGAGATGATGCTTCTGTTCATGGCTGGTTTCGGAAGGCTCATTCAAGAGCAAGAGCAAATCGTCAATGAGAGTGGCAAAGAGTTGGTGAAGGAAATCGCTCAGTTCTTGAAGGACAACAAGTGATGAACGGACACCACCTCGAGCACCTCGAAGGCAAGACCATCGCGCGCGTCTCTCACCTCACCGAAGATGAAGTGAAGGTAATGCTGTGGTGGTGCGCGCCGGTGGAGACAACACTCATCGAGTTCACTGATGGTTCAGCTGTGTTGGTCATGGCCGACCCCGAAGGTAATGGTCCGGGCTTTCTCGAATACACGCCGGCAAGCGTTCCGGCGTAGCAGCACGGGGCTTCCGAGCTGCTACGGCCCGGTCAGCTCTGACTTGTTGGGTTGGGTAAGCCCTGAGTAAAGTGGGAGACATGACAACGAACAGCGATTACGCAACTCCCCACATCAGCCTGATTCCTGCCCCCTCGGGCAAGGGAACCTTCTCCATCCTGAGCGATGGTGCGCTTGTCGGGCGACCCGACAGCACCGCAGTGAAGATGTGGTGCCTGACCCCCACGGGCACCCTGTCGGTCACCTACGCCAACGATGCGGTCTACTTCTACGAGGACGTGCCGATGGAGGTGGGCATCAGGCTCATCGCCACGGACAGCGTTGGTGCCTTCATCAACAAGGTCGTGAAGCCGAACTACCGCTTCTTCCAGGTCTGAACAAAACAGAGAAAGGGACAGAAATGTCAACAGCACCCATTCAGCAACGAGCCCAAGAGGCTCTCAACGCAGGAGTCATCATCGGTGACGGACACACGCTGTTCGCTCCCGAGTACTACGCTCCTCACTTCACCTACGAGGAGTTGGTCAAGGCTCGCCTCCTCCGCAAGCACAAGTCAGACTTCTCTTCGTGGAAGGGAACCATCACCTCTCCCGATGGAGTCATGGTGGAGGAGTTGGAGGCCGTCTACAACCTTGAGTTCCTCTACTGGCTCGCTGGCGAGGTCGGTGTGACTGAGTACGTTCGCGCGAACGGACGAGGCTCACAGGCTCAGGAGTTGGTCGGCTACATCCGAGAGGCTCTCACCAAGTAGGCAGAGCCTCAGCTCAATTCGAGTCACCCCGTTCGGAAGATTCCGGGCGGGGTTTCTCTTTGCTCGAATACGGGGCTATGGCCGGACTGTTTTTACACTTCTCCGGAGAGCTGCTTCTCCGGCACAACAGAGCCCCGCTCTGTGTGTTGTGCCGGTATCTCCCGACTTGTTGGGTCAGGTAAGCCGTGAGTAAGGTTGGTGTCGCAACAGCAACTCCCACGAAAGGGGAACACAATGTCCACACTCCAAGAAATCGTGACAGAGGCGGAAGCCTTTGTTGATGACTTCCTCTCATGCTTCCGTGAGACGCAGGGCGAGAGCGTTGCCCGTCTCATGACGGTCAGCACCGACAACGGTATCGTCTCCGTTGAGCCTGTCGCTTCTCACCCCGATGTGTACTCGCTCATTGACGAGGTAATCGCAGAGACACCGTTCACGGTTCGCTCTGCCGACATTCTCGCAATCCTGACTTCGGGCTGGGCGGCACCACTCACCAACGGCGAGGTGACTGACGCACCGAGCGTACACCCCGAGCGTAGGCGTGTCCGTCTCATGACCTTCGTTCGCCGTAGCGACCTGAAAATGGCGAGCGTTCTCCGCTTCGGAGACACGAACGAGACGGTCTATGATGACGGTGAGGCGACTGGCTCGCTCGCAGAGGCACTTCTCTCGCTGGGAGACGCAGGGAAGTGACCAACAACTTCCACCGCTTCTATCGGGCGGTCTATGTGGGGAGGGTGAAAGCCCTCCCCACCAAAGACCTGTACAAGGCTCTCACAGGAAGCCTGTACGCAACGACCGACCGGAATCTGACGAACGCACTATTTGAGTTGGCTCATGAGGAACTTGTATCCCGAGGTGAGTTGGGCAAGCGGGGCTTGCCCGGTCAAGGGAGCTCCGGTGCCGACTTGTCGGGAAAGGTAAGGGCTAACTAGAATGTCACGCATGGAACTAGACACACCTATCGCCAAAGACGAAATGACCAACACCTGCACCTGCACCGCAAATGTTCACCACGATGACGGTACCGTCACGCAGGAACCCTATCCCTGTGACGGGGACTGCTGGGACTCCGAGGTTGATTACTTCGCCATGCTGACCGAGGACTTGCGGAACGCAAACGAGACGGGTTGGTGGAAGGTCACCGACTTGCGCCTGTGGCATGGAAATGTGTCGGGCTACTTCTACGCCGACACGGTTGCCAAGTTGCTGGAAGGAATGACCGTTCGTAGCGAATGGACAATGCGCTACGAAGTCTTTACAAACCGCATTGAGTATTCACTGTCGCACCATGACGCAATGGGAAGTGCGACAACGCTCACCGCTGTGAGCGAGGACGAGAGAGAGGAAATGGGGCTCTACTAATGAGAACCGAGATAACTGGCGCAAGGGTTCGGCTTATATTCACTAGCGACCCGTACACAAACCTACGTGGTGGCGATACCGGCACTGTGTCTTTCGTAGACGACATTGGCACCACGTTCGTGAACTGGGATAACGGCTCCACACTTGGGCTTGTTCGTGGAGAGGATAGGTGGGAGTATGTCTATGACGCTGACGCTCAATAGCCGAGACTGGACAGAACTTGCTGTCTGCCGAACACTGGACAAGTCTCTATTCTTCCCTAGCACCTATGGGGGAGTGAAGAGGGCTAAGGCTATCTGTGCTACCTGCCCTGTGTCCGCCGAGTGTCTCCAATACGCAACCGACAATGACCTGACATACGGAGTGTGGGGAGGTCTTGGAGAGGGTGACCGAGAGAGACTCGCAAGGGACGCCCGGCGAGCTGGACTGTGATAGCCGGCCCCGGAGCCCCGCTCCCGGTTGGCCACCGGTATCGCCGACTCTGGCCGGTCGGCTCTGAGTGTTTCGGATAAATCTATTCGCGCACGCGCGTAAGGCTTGGCGAAGCTCTGTCTTATTTGACGGTGGTGGAAGAGAAACTTGTTGGGTTAGGTAAGCGAGAAATAGAATAGACGCATGGGATTAGACCAATACTTATTTGCAAAGAACTACCTCTCACCTGCCGAATGGCGAGGCGAGCAAGCGAACAAAGAGTTCACCGCTGTGGCTACCGCCATTGACTGTACCCGTTTCATGGATAAGGAACTTCCCTCTATCCAATGCGAGGTCAAGGTCGGCTACTGGCGCAAGGCGAACGCCATTCACCAATGGTTCGTGGACAACTGTCAGGGTGGCGAGGACGACTGTCGTGAGGCTTATGTCGGCAGAGAGAAACTGGAAGAGTTGCGAGATATCTGCAAGAAAGTGCTGGCAGACAACACTCTCGCAGATGAGGAACTTCCTACGCAGTCGGGCTTCTTCTTTGGTTCCACCGAATACGATGAGTGGTACTTTCAGGACTTGCAACTGACTGTGGAAATCATTGACAGGGTTCTGTCAGAGGTTCCCGATAACTGGGAGTTCTACTACGGGAGTTCGTGGTAATGCCTCTCAATATCAAAGAGACGTCACCGGACTGGTTCGTCTGTATGTGTGGGAACTCTCCACGTACAGACGGGTTCGAGACGTGCCTGAGAGACGGAACTATTGTCGAGCCGACACCGGCCGACTGGGATGGCCTTCACTACAAATGCATGAGGTGTGGAGCAGTCTATAACCAGGATACCTATGAGCAGGTTCTTTGAAGGACCCGGAACGGGGCTCGCGTGTGGCTCACGCGACTTGTCGGGTTGGGTAAGCCCGAACTAAACTTGTCAGTACCAGCCAACAACTACTAGAAAAGGAACTGGAAATGTCAAAGACCATCAGCGTCAAGGTGAGCACCAAGAAGGTGATTACTGCTTTGGAGAAGGCTCTCAACGAGCGCAAGAAGCAGAAGGAACAGAACGAGAAGGAGTGGAAGGACTACGAGCAGGCGGAAAAGGACTTCCGTGACACGCTCGCAGAAGCGTTCCGTTCGGGCAAGGGCAAGGTCGTCAGCGTGAGCAAGGGCTATGTCGGGTTCCGTGAGCAGGACAACAACCGCTACGACCTCGGCATTGAGTTCCCTGCCTCCATCAAGGCACCGAAGGAACCGAAGGGTCACCGCTCTGACTACTCGCTCAACGCTCAGATTGAGGAACTGGAAAACGCCATCGCCGTTCTCAAACTGACTGACGAGGAAACCGTCAGCACCAACACCTACAAGGGTGTCGCCCAATACATCAAGTGAGTGTTCGGGGGCGCAAGCCCCCAACACCGAACGGGGTTAGACCGGCTCAATGCCGGTCTTTCTCTGTATTGAGCCCCGCATTCACCGGAGCTTACCGGCGACTTGTTGGGTTGGGTAAGTGCCGATTAAACTAGACAGCATGTTGAACATTGAAGAGGCCTTGGGCCTAATCCACCACTTCCACCACGAGACCCCCATTGAGGTTCGCTTCCATGCCACCTATAGTGGCAAGTCATTCCAGCTGCTTGCTTCTGTCGCCTCCAACGGCGTCGTCTCCTACACACTTCACCGTGTGCCTCGGGGGCATTACGCAGAGAGCATCGCAAACATCGCTCTCGGGCGTGACGGAGAGAACCACAGAATCCTGCCGATGAAGGCTTATCAGAACTGGCAAGGTGACGTGCTCCTCTACATCGTCTCCATCGTGAACCGAAACAATGAGCCAATCTATGCGATTGACGAGGTCTTCTAATGAAGCCATCATCTGTTTGCAGAGACATGACAAATGTGCCATCCGACGAGGAGGTCATTTGTGTTTGGTTCACCAGGGAAGACTTTCCAGTAGGAATCACAGATGACGGCGAGTCTGAGTATCTTGCGCTGTCTGAGTGGAATGAGGTAGTCTCAACGTTTGAGAGAACGAAATGGGATAACCCATTAACCAGCTCATGGACGGATGTCCATCAAGACATTTACAGATTGGTCGGAGATAAACTTCATGCATATGCCTGACGAAGAGAGAGCAAAGCGCGCATTCATGGAGTGCGCAGTGTCTTTCATCCTTTCCGATTACCCTCGCGATGTAGACATCATGGACATTCCGACTCTTGTTGAATATGTGGACAAGAGGGTTCTTGTATGGGAGCCGTTTGCCCGGAGGGGTGGCATCGAACTTGCCGATATCATCGACCAACTGTTTGAACTGACATACCGGACTCACCTGCAGCTAATTCAGGACGGGGCTCAGGAGCTCCCGACCACCCAGAGTGACGCCGGCGACCACCCAGAGTGACCCGCGAGACTGGTCAGTTTCTAGAAAAAACTGATTAATCCCAAAAGGCGGCTTTCCTAACTGACGGTGGTGGATGAGAACTTGTCGGGTTGGGTAAGCCGAGTGTAAAGTGTTGCTATGACGACATACCAAGTGACAGCGAAGTGGGCAGGACTCACAATGACCGAAACCGTTTCCGTGGAAACGGACATGGCTCCCGAGGATGAGATTTCCTACGCCGAAGACTTGCTTACCGATAAGTGGTGTTCCATGTTCGGTGAGGAGTTCATTCTCGGAGCAGACGAGTTCACAACTGAAAGGGTGAAGTGACATGAAGAAGTTTCTTGTCAGAGTGACGGAATCCATCAACCACGATTACGAGATTGAGGCAGAGACCGCTGAAGAAGCGGTGGAGATTTACCACTCCTACAACGATGCCCAACTGAAGACACGAGACCTTGACGGTCAGTCCGATTGGGACACGCACCCGTGGGACGTGGAGGAAATCGGATGAGTGACATCGTTGATGACAAGGCTCGTGTTGAAGAGTTGATGGATGACCTGTTTGACACACTCAAAAGCATCACTCACTACTACAACGGAATCCTTGATGAGTTGAAGGCTGGAACCTACACGCCCAAGAAGGCTCGTGACGACCATGAGCACCTGATGTTCAACGAAGGAAACGACCTGATGTCGGTGATGGAAGACTTGGGGGAGTACGCATGACCGTATACCGGGTGAGTGTTTGGGCTTCTATTGAAGTAGAAGCCGAGAGCGAAGAGCAGGCTTGTGACATGGCCCACGATGCTGTGCTCAACAACGAAATCAAGATGCGTGAATACGAGTTCAACGCTGAAGAAACAGACCACGAAGAGCCACAGAACTACTGACTTGTTGGGTCAGGTAAGCGATTACTAGAATGGTTGACATGAGCGAAAGCACCGAAAACATCATCACCGAAATCATCAGAATCCTCCAGATTGACGGAGACCTCGCTACAGACGGCGAGTGCCTTGACATGGTTGCAGGAGTTCTGGAGGAAAACGGGTACTTTGTCTACGACAAAACTCCTTACCGTACGGGAGACCTCGGTTCTTACGGAAAGCCTGACCCACAATGAGCAAGGTCTATTACTACGTGGTTGCTGCCTCTGTGTCCGACAATGGGCTCGCTGATTGGGACTTAGACCCATACACCGAAGATGCACGATTCCCTGATGGGACTGTTTGGAACGATGACACCGAGGATTGGGAACACCATGACTCTGAGTCAAACGGCGCAAAAAGCGAAGAACTCACGAAGTCCATTCTGGAAGCATTGACACATTTGGGGAGAATCTGATGGCACTCATCATTGACGCAACAACTGGCACCATTCTTGACATGGACGACTGCTACATCGTGGAAGACGCAAATCTCACCAAAGATGAAGAGGCGATGCTTGACAGCGGTTCTGACTCTTTGATTGGAGAACTTGCTATGAGCGTTGGCATCCCCCTCAACGCCGAGGCACTCGAATGGGTCAAGTACGGAAGAACAACCTCTATTTCCTATGGCCCGTCTGCGCTCAGAGATGAAGCTGAAGTGTTGCTGGAAGTTATGGGGGAGGAGACTGACGGAGACGACCCGGAGGATGTGAGGATGCGGGGCTTGCTCCGGTGGGCTCACGATGACGCCACCGATTCTGAGCTCGCCTACATCGCTCAGCACATTCTTGGCGATGACCACGTGTGGGATAGGTATCGCGAGAACTTCCGTTATTCATTGGACTGGTATGCCAATGGTCATGAGCCATTCTGACTTGTTGGGTAAGGTAAGTCGGAACTAAACTGTTGATATTCCCATTACTAGAAGGAGGCACAAATGCCGAACTGGGTAGACACATCATTTGAGATTCAGGGTCCACGAGATGAAATCAAGCGTTTCCTTGATGGCATCAAGGAAGTTGAGGGGCAGAAGCAAATCATTTCTTCCTATCTGCCGATTCCAGAGGAACTGAACATCACCTCAACCTCCGCATACGAGGAGATTCCCGAGAAGTGGGCAGAGTGGGTCAAGGAAGGCTCTTGGACGCAAGAGGACTACGACAAGAGAGTGGAAGAGAACAACACTCTCCTCGCCCAACAGAAGGCAAACATCGCCAAGTACGGTCACACTGACTGGTACGACTGGTGCTGTACGAACTGGGGCACAAAGTGGGGCGACTGCCATACTGACATTCATACGTTCCATGATTCAGACGAGCCGACAGCGACTCTCACTGGTTCGTTTGACACTGCTTGGGGTCCAGCCGACCAAGCATTCATCACCATTTCCAAGATGTTCCCAACACTGTTGTTCACCTTCACCTATGACGAGGAGGCTGGATTCTTTGCTGGCATACAGGCATTCCGCAACGGTGAGGAAGTCTTTGAGTCGATGTACGTACCTGCCGACTACGGCAAGGAAGTTGATTGGGACGATGAGGAATCGTGGAGCAAGTTTCAGGACTGGAAGATGACAAATCTTGAGAAGATTGAGAACGAGTACGACCGTTTCATAACTGGAGGGGCAAAGTGAGCGACCCGGTAAGAATCAACATTCTCGCCAATAACGTCACATTTGAGATGTGGTGTAAGGCAAACGGTCTTGACCCTGACGATGACGAGAACTACAATGCCTACTGCGAGTGGAGGGATAACTCATGATTGTCAAATCGCTTATTGACTTTCTAAGCAACCTTGATGCTGACGCCGAGGTATGCGCGCTAATCTACGACAAGTCAATGTTTGACTTTGAGGAAGATGACGAGCTGGTGCTTACCAACGAAGCATGGGGCAGGGTAGTCAAGGCGTTTGATGAGGCGGTTTCCGACAAGGACATTTGGGATTCGCTGTCATCCGCTTGTCTTGACGAGGCTGAGTTCAGGAAGGAAGACAACTCATGAGCGAGAAGAGAATCAAGAAGAAAGAGCTGAAAGAGCTCCTTGAAGAGAACTACTACACGCTTGCCTCTACCGGGGCAGATGCAGTGATGGCAATCTTTGACGACTTCAACAATCATCGCTTTTCCTCGAATCTTGAAGAGTGGGGTATCTCAGCGGAACGACTTCTTCAAGTCATCAACGAGCTGCTCGACGACTGGCTAGAGGCCGGCAAGATGGATGTCCGGGCAATGGATTGGCGTAAGTGAGGTTCTGAGCCCCGCCATGAGTTTGCGCAAACATACCGAAGAAGTTCACGCCGGAGTGACTGACTAGACCGGAGATGACAACTCCGGCGAAGCTGCGTTAATTCGGAATTCTGAATTAGTTGACGGTGGTGGATGAGAAACCCTGACACACCCCCTCGAGAAAATTACATAACTTGAATAAAGATTGTTGGGTTGGGTAAGCACCCAGTAGAATCCGACCAACACCTACTAGAAAGAGGAGTCATGCAGACAGCATTCATCAGCGACGAGCTGGTCAACAAGACACACAAAGAGATGTGGGCCGATGCCGTATCAGAGTACGGAGATGCATTCAAGGTGCCACACGATGTAGTCGCACGAATCAGTGAGACAACGCGCGCACTCTATGTGTTGCAGAAGTGGCAGAAGGAGGGCGGTACAGGCAACCCTGCCAAAATGCTCGCTTCCTATTCCGTGTACCCGGACATCATCATTTCTGTCACTCGCGATTACTGCTCCCTCGAAATCGACTCGGTAGAAGAAGTCGTCGCAAAGGGCGAACGACGAGCTGATAAGTACGGGGCTTTCCTTGATTGGGCAAAGGCCCACTTGTTTGAGCAGTACACCACTGAGCAACTGGTGTCAATCTCGGGCTTCTCCTATCCGACCACTCTCAAGTTCATTCAGGAGTCTCCGGTATTTCGGAAAATCAAGAAAGGCTTGTGGGAGATACGGGACCCCAAAGCTGACCGCGAGACCGAGCGCATTATTGCGGAGTCGGCCGGCGACTAGCCCAACTTGTTGGGTTGGGTAAGCGCCGAGTAATCTGTCTCCTGTCGGCGCATCACCGCCACCCGGACAGCAAGTCCCAAAACTTGTTGGGTTGGGTAAGGCGATGATAATCTGACAAATGCCAACCACTACTAGAAAAGGAACTAGACATGGCAACTTCACCCGACCCAACCACCACACTGCCCGAATGCTGGCAGATGTTTGAGGACGCAATCACCAACGGCATTGACCGTGTGGTGCTGTACGGTCCGTCAGGCATCGGCAAGACCTACGCAGGTCTCAACATGGGCGACACCACTGGCGGTGCTTTCCGACTGGTCTGCACCGAGGACATGACCAACATGGACGTGACTGGCGCATTCATGCCCAGCGCAGACAAGGGCTTCCAGTGGGTCAACGGCTCCGCAATCAAGGCATGGGAAGGCAACGGCATCCGTGGTGGGCGACTCATCGTGGACGAGGTTGACAAGGCTTCGGGCGATGTGTTCGCAACACTGCTCGCAATGCTGGACTCGCCGGAATCTGCGACATGGGAACACCCCGAGACTGGTCGCATCATGCGACCCCGAGAGGGCTTCACCGCAATCATGACCACGAATGTGGAGAACATGGAAGAACTGCCCACTGCGTTGGCTGACCGCTTCCCTGTGCGTATCCGCATCAACGCTCCGCACCCGACTGCACTGCTCGCACTGTCGCCCGACCTTCGCAACTTCGCCGTTCGCATGGCTGACGCTGGTGAGCGCAGAATCTCGCTTCGTGCGTTCGCATCGTTTGACAAACTGCGCAAGGGTCTTGGTGACAAGCGTGCTTCGCAGATTGTGTTCGGTTCACGCTCCGAGTCAATCTTGGACGCAATCGCCATTGACAAGGTGTCGTGACCATGAACGCACCGACTCCCATTTACGCAGAGCCTGAGTGGCTTGGTCGTAAGGACACCGAGAACGGACGCTGGTCTGTCTTTGAGTGCAACCCTCGCCGTGGCGAACCCATGACTGCAATCGCAGAACGAATCATGAAGGTTCCGGTGCATGACACCGAACTGTCAAGAGTCGTGCGTGCGCATGAGATGATGCACGCAAAGGTGTCTCCGCTTGGTGACTCATTCCAGCAGTGGATTGACCGTGGCATCGCAACCGAAAAGGCGATGATTGCTGTTGAGGAACTGCGAGTGAACTACCTGATTCAGAAGGCTGGCTTTGACGCAAAGAGCCACCTCGCTGACGGTGGAGAGACCGCAGACGGTGAGCGTGTCGCTTGCACGAACGACTGGCAGGGCGCAGTGCTTATGGCAGTCATGACCGCAGGAACGGCTGGCAACAAACTGTTCCTGAACGGTGTGCGCCGACACAATCGCAAGTGGGGAGAGGCACTGGCAGACATTTCCAAGCGTGCAGTGAAGGAGATGAAGAAGGCAGACAAGTACGGAATGCTCGCTTCAACAGAAGTGGACAGACGCACGAAACTGTTCCCCTACGGCTTCTCCGTCACCGAGCGCATCGCAGAATGGATTGACCGTCTCGCTTCCATTGACCCGACAGAACTGGAAGAGGAAGAGAAGAACGAGTCGTCCGGTGGAGAATCGGAAGAGACCGAGAGCGCAGGCGAGAACGCAGGCGAGTCCAAGAAGGCTGAACACTCCAATCGTGGTCGTGGTCGCCCCAAGGCTGGCACTGGCAAGCGTCTGACTGGCATCACCCCTTCCGATGCGACTGGTTCCATTCCTCAGTGGAGTGAACTTGTCGTAGAGCGTCTGCCGATGCCACTCGCAACAAAGGGCAACATCGGCAAGAAGCGCACCGCTTCCAACATTGGTCGCTCACCTCGCCGTATGCACCGACTCATCACCGACCCCGAGATGCGAGTCTTTGACAAGGTGACGAGAGGCAACGGTGGCGTGGTCGTCATTGACGCATCAGGTTCCATGAACTTCACGCACGAACAGATTCGCAAGATTGTGGAGAACGCACCCGGTGCAACCGTGTTGTCGTACTCCGAGACTGGCGCAACTGTCAATGCGTATGTGCTTGCCGACAAGGGTCGTATGTGCGCAGAACTTCCCACGCAGGGTTCAGGCAACGGTGTTGACTTCCCTGCGCTGGAATGGGCTGTCAAGAATCGTCAGCGTTCATCATCGCCAATCGTGTGGGTGACGGACGGTGGAGTGTGCGGAAGCAACTCAGGATTCAACGACTCGCTCGCAATGCAGTGCATCAACTTCTGCAAGAAGCACAACATCATTGTCGTGCCGTATGTTGAAGAGGCTGTCAGCGAACTTCGCAAGATGAAGAACGGTGGCAAGCCCAAGACGAACTGGCCGATGATGCTTCGTGCCACCTACAAGGACAAAATGGGAGCAGAACTCTCATGACGGTCTGTCTCCCATCGGACAAGATTCCGGTGGGAGACACAACCGCACTGTGGTGGGTCTAGGCGACCCACTGGGTTTAGTTCCTTCCCCAACGGGTTGGAGACCCACCGCAGTAGCGGTACACTCACACACACCAACTACTAGAAAGAGAAGACGTGAGCACCAACAAGCTTTACGCAATCATCGCCGACTTGGACCATGAGGATTCACCGGACGGCTACGAGCAGAGAACAATCATCGCAGATGACACGCCGGCTGATATCGCGCTGGAAATCACAGAAGACTGTGATGACGTCATTGAGTACGTAGACCGCATCACGATGGATGCCATCGCACACGCAGTCACGTCACTGCACGAGCGTTATGTGATGGGCGATGGATGGCGCATCGACCTCACAGAGCCCTACATCCTCCGTTGGGCTGAGGAAGTTGCGGTCTGACTACTTCGTCCGGTTAGCCCGGTCGAATGACCGGACGAACAAGAAGACTCCAGCGCTAAGCACGCACCGGAGCCACGCCGGCTTCAAGTCACCGACCTCGAGCAGTGATGCCACTGCCCAGAGGCCGGTGCCGTACAGAACCGATGCTGTGACGAACCCAACAACTCCGGCCACGAGTACCGCGAGAGAAAAAGCAGCTATTGCTCTTTTCTCGAGTTCCTCTTCACTAGCTACCGGACGATGTGAGTTAATCGACGGTGGTGGAAGAAACACTTCTTTCCTCAGAAGTCTGTCATCCTTGCGCATCAGAATCGCTACGCACAATCTGATGAACACGCTGACGACTCAGGTCAAACTCATCAGCAATCTGGCGGAGGCTACGTCCGGAGCGATGGAGTTCAAGAATTTTGGAATTTCTCGAACTATCCGTCGCCGGCCCTGGACGAAGCGGACCCCACTCCCAACCTGGAATGGAAGCAAGCTCAGTTACTCTTTCCGCAGAAAGCTGATTTCTCCGGTATCGCTGTCTGGTGTAGCCGGCCCAGGCCCCCAGATTAATTGTGGTTTCTCCAATTTTTTCGACATGCGCAGCGGGCACTCGAGAGTGACCTTCGCGGGCGACAAACTGTCGCAAAGCTTGGAGATAATTATTGAAGCGGGTAGTGTTATCCATGGACGGAATAGTAGTACCCCCCAGTGTCAACCGATGGGAGCGCTATAGACATGGCCGGAAATAGCGACTATAATTTTTCAAATCTCTATTGCCGATTCGGCAGAAAGTCCGGTGCAGCTTTGCCTGGTGAAGACGACGAATACAGGAAAAACTTCAATTTCGAGGAGGGGGAGGAGCTCCTCAGCGAGTTGAACAATATGGAAGGTGTTTCTGAAGAACTCGCAAATAATATGCATTCAGAGATTTTCCAGGCAATGAACGGGCCCGATAACATCCTGATTGTTGGGACCGAGGGCACCAAGACCATCACAATCATCACGGCTCCCAAGAAAGTTGTAAAAGGACGTGGTCCAGTTCTGGTACCGACGTCAGAACCCAATAGAGTTGTGGCCATGGTCAGCAAAGAGTTCATCGACAGAGCTGCCCAAAAGTGCCAAGAAATGGAAGACCAGGACGGGGCTCAAGAGCTCTGGGAGAAACTCCTCTCGAACTTTTTTGAACGGGTTCTGGAACTTTCCGAGAATTCAAATCCGGACCTGCTGAAGATTCCGGACTTTATACCCGAGGAGGGTTTTTAGATGACGGTGGTGGATGACGAGTTTTCGGAAACGGTTTTAGAGGAACCGGTTACCTGGGAAGCTGCGGCAGACATCGCGATTTCCGAGATTTTTGAATTTAATCTGGCCCCTGGCTCACATACTTTAGAGCTCATGCGGGCCCAGTTGGATTTCATGATTTCTAGGAATATCGCGCATATCGCGGCCGGCGAATCAAGCAACTTATCTTTCTGGATGACGCCTGAAGAAATGTACGATTTTTGGAAAATACTGGGATGGAGCGCGGCCGACGCGGCGAACTCTCATGGAATTTCCTTTTTCTCACTCGAGGCGGACTGGGTGACCGACGCCGGCGCTCGAGAAAAAATCAAAAATCTGATGTCTTCCCTGGTTTGCGGCAAGCAACGTGACTACGGAAGCGACAACATTTTGAGATTTGGGCGGATTGGTCTCCTCGTCCGGGCCCACGACAAAATCGCAAGATTAGAGAATTTAGCTGCACGTGCCGCAGCTCCGACAAATGAGTCGATTGCCGATAATTACATCGATGTAATTGGGTACTGCACAGTCGCGATGCTTTTGGAGCGCGGTTGGTTTACGCTGCCACTGGGGGAAAAGTGAGTTTTCTCACAAAAGTACGAAGGGCCCCCGGGGGAGTTTCAGAGTCCGCCACCTACAAACCCGTTACAGAAAGCAACAATCTCAACCCCGGGGAGCACCCCGCTTGCCGCCAGAGGGAAAGGAACCTTAAATGGCGGCCAAAGAAAGATAGCACAGCTGCCGCCGGCGCAAAAGAAACTTTCGGAAATATGTCCGTACTAGTTGACGGTGGTGGATGAAGCTGCTACAGTTCCTGCCGCTCGGTCTCTAAGACCACATAAGAGTGACGTCACATCTACAGCCACCTGATTGAAGCTTGCGGAGAAATCCGAGGGCCTAGTTTGAGTTTGCCCAAAACTGGGTGAGCAAAAATAAAGGTTCCCCCGGACCCCCTCCAAAGGGTTTCTTCTTCTTACTGTTACAACTCAACAGTAAGTGACATTGCTACTAACTATTAGAGGTTTGACTTGAGAATTAAATTCTCGGTTGAACTTGACAAAACCTTTACACGGGGATTAAACTAAGGAAATGGCCAGAGGTCCAGCTAAAAAAACCGTCGAAAGAAATTCTGCAGCTGCAAAAATTTCCGACGAAGAAATTCTGGAAGTCTTCGAGTTCTGGAAATTGACATTCAACAAGAAGCGCGCTAGTTTGGACCATGTCAGAAAGGTCCTTCTGGGAAGCGCCATATTCCACTATGGAGTAGACGGCGCCAAAGATGCCATCAAGGGCTGCACATTCTCTGATTTCCATATGGGCCGTAACAAGAACAACAAGGCCTATACGGGAATCGACAACATCTTCAAAGACAATGAGCGCATCGAGAAAATGATGAGCTATTTACCTGAAGACCATGACTCCGAGGAGGGAGTTGACTGGTGAGTACTAGAAAAAAGCTGATTTATATCTCTGGGGCCCTGGCCGGCGTATACGTCCTGGCCGCCTCAGCCTACGTAATTGCGGAAAATCACTCATTTGGTGATTCGCTCTGGTGGGCATTCATGACTTTTACGACCGTCGGATATGGGGACCAGTACCCGACCTCAATCCTTGGACGTCTAGCTGGAGCTGTCCTGGTGTTTACGGCCGTGTTTATCGCGGTTCCTACAATTACCGCGATTGTTTCGAGCAGAATTATGGGCAATGAGCACGAGTTCACCCATGATGAGCAGGAGGAAGTAAAGCTGCTTCTTCGACAAATCGACAAAAATCTAAAAAATCTACAGAGCTCCTCGAGCTACGTAGCAGAATCTCAGGAAATTCCCCTTTTTCTGAGAACTGAGGAAGACTACTGGGCCGAACTCATCCACGAGGAGGCCCATGGACATGAAAGTCTCGGCAAAGTAGACGTCTGGGATTTCTGGAAAGGCACCAAAAATGTTTAAAAAGCGCAAGAACTCGCCGGCCAACCAGGCAACGTTCATCCCTCAGGCTTACCCGCTGTATGCATGGGGAGTATGGGCATCCCAGGACATCGATACGGAGTCAATGAACTTTTTAAATAAGTTGGTTTTCCATGAAGACCGACTACTAGTCGTTGGATGGCAGCAGTGCGGAAGCCGCCTTGAGCCTGTTGTCCTGGACTACGACTATGGCCCAGTTGCTCTGGTCGAACTGACCGGGGATTGGCCAGCCCAGGACTTTGATGGTTACGAGTACCTCCTCGATGAAGACGGCGAACGCCAGATTGTGAAGTTCGAAAACTTCTACCTGGCAGAAATCTCGATTTCTGAACCACACAAGGACGTCATCGAGTCGACTAAAAGTTACGCGGAACTGATTTTTGACCTCAATAATTATCCGACGGTGGTGGATGAGGAGTTAAGCCTTGAGGTATGACCCCACAAATTTCGAAAAGCGCTACAAATCTGGTGAGCTTTCGCTAAATCTAGCCAAAGATAAAGACGACCTCATCCTGGTTCTACTCATCTGTTTATTTGCAGCAGCCAAGTATCCAATGAACATCACCGAAGAAGACGTCCACCGCGAAATCTCCCAGCTATGCGAAGACGGAGAATGGGATAATCTCGCAGTCAAAGGACTCAACTGGATTCAGGAAATAGCAAGTGACCAAATTTGAATTGCAAAATCTCGTAAAATACATTTACGCTACGTTCAACGTGCAGCTGTTGAAGGCGGAAGAAAAACCAGTATTCCGCGCTTGGTACAACATGCTCAGTGATTTGGATTACGACGTAGCATGTGATGCGTTTACGAATATCGCGATTTATTCAGATTTCATGCCTAGGCCAGGCGAAGTGCGCCGGCGCGCAATAGACATGACGATGGGGGAAGACTCATTCCCCGAACCAGCGACAGCCTGGGGAATACTTCAGGCAATGAGAAAAGCCACAGAGGGTGGACAGTTCTATGAGGGGGAGAGACCAGCACCTCTCATGCAGACAATAGAGCTTTTGGGTTCCTCAGCCTTCGACATGCATACCAACGGAGATAGGGAAACTTTTGTTAGGGTATATTCCAAGGTAATCGAAAAAGCCCAACAAAAGAAGTACCACAAGAAGAGTACACTCTCGACGGTGGTGGATGACACCCCAGAAGATTTCTAAACAGAACTACCCAAACAAAACAGGGGGCACAAAAATTGAAGTACATTTTTGGGACAGCACTTATTCTGTGGACATACTCAGCTCACAGAATTGACCCGCTGAGCAAGATAATGCTCTACGTCTTGATAGCGTTCTTAGTCTATGCTATCTAGGCATGAAGCGCAATCCCGGTAGACCAACTGTTCAACCAACAAAACCTTTTACTACGGTAACAATTCGCGTAAGTAAAGAGTTCAAAGAAAAATTAATTTCCCAGGCAGAGGCCGTTGACCTCACGCTTACTGATTATCTGGTATCCCTGGTAGAGAGAGATAGTGCGTAAGCCCCAGAAGTCCCGTCACCCGGACAAGTGGTCTGAGATACACGTACGAATTAAAGGTTCTCTCAAGAACGAGCTCATCGACTACGCGCGCCGGCATGAACTATCTGTAGGCCAGATAGTTAATTACGCAATCTTCCTTTTACTCCAGGACGAAAAGGGAATTCCGGCTCCAGGTTCCCCTCAGTACTCTCTCCCCACCCTGGAAGAGTCTTTACTTGCCTACATGAAGGGCGACACCCTCCTCCAGCCCTGTGGACAAGTCAGTTGTGACATGCAACTAACTGAGCTAGATGGCCTGAGCTTCTGCGATACCTGCAATCTTCGCATTTTGTAATTTGTGTTTGTAATTTTGGAAATTGAAAATGGGCCGGAAAAGTTAACTTCCACCCCTCCCTTTTGATGGTTCGAAAGACACAAATCCCCCATCTCCCCCTAGACACAGATACCCATCCCCCCATATACTTATCTCGCCTCCGGTAGATGTATTCATCCAGAGAAAAGGTTGAATCGCTAACGGTTGTCTACTGGAGGCACTTGCCCTTGTAGCTCAGTGGCAGAGCAACCGCCTTGTAAGCGGTAGGTCGTCAGTTCAATCCTGACCGAGGGCTCCAGTTAATTTTTTATTGCCTTATCCAGCAATAAGAGTCCACAAATCAATAGAACGAAAGTGGCTATTGTTCCGCCCATCACTCTCCCCACATCTGGGCAAGAGTGGGTCTAATAGGTTTTATCCCTCTTTTTCTCTGCTCAGCAGCAAGCTGCCTACTAGTTAATCCGGCCCATACCCCATGCATATCAGCAGCCGGAAACTCTAATGCATACTCTAAGCACGGTTCCTTAACAGGACACCCACTGCAAATCCTTCTAGCCTCAGCTATATAGGTAATATCCTTATGTTCTTTGGGAAACATAAGATTGGTCAATCCCTTACAAGCAGCGTGTTCAAACCAGTCTTTTCTGCCAATATACAATCCTGATATTGGTTGACCACTATTATTACTAGATTTATCTTTGGGCATTATTGTGAGTCCTTTCTTAAAGACTCGTAATTACACCACACATAAATAAACAACCCTGAGATAGTTTTAGTAAATCAGAATGTGTCTATAATCTACGTATGCCTCTTATCTACGGACAGAACAACGAAACAGCATTACGGTCTAACGATATTGACCAGTACACAAAATGGTTCAACATCATGGATATGGACTTCCAGCTAATGCATATTGGTAATTCTTGGATATGTGAAGCCTGGTCTAGAGATAAAGATGCCTTTATTGTCTCCACCTCTGGGAGAAAGAACACCATTACAGAAGCTCTGCATTCCTGCTATTCGGAGATAAAGAGTCTCTACCGTTTTGAGTAATAGGGTTGTTTATTGCCTATAGGGAGTATGAGGCATTTCGAAACTACATGGCCCCTTAAAAATGGGGCCGTTTGTTATCAGGCCTCTTTACCTGAAGCCTTCCGGCTAGGGGATTCCTGGACAAAAGTGTGGAATGGGGCCCCAGTATGCGGGTCAAACTTGGCCGCAATAGTAAGCGCCTTTGTGCATATTGACCTAGCCTGAGTAACGGTTGGACGCTTGTTCCCCATTAGGGCTTGCATGGCTCCAAGAGCATAGGCAGAACCAGTACCGGTGGAATAGAGATAACTGGCTTCCGGGGTCCAACTGTAATCGGACTCAATTATGTAAATCGCGCCGTTTACCATCAGGACTACAGATGAACCCTGCTCAGCTCTGTGTTCTTTAGAGTCGCTGGAATCTGGCGGGCTATATCCCTGGGAGTCAAAGCATGAGCGTAAGCTTGGGATAAATTTACCCGTAATGAAGGCGTCGAGCTTCTTTCCTCTGAGTCCTGGGGTTATCGCGGGTGGCTGGAAGACATGGTGAAGAATGTTGATAGCCCTCATCTCGCCAGCAGCGCCTATCAGATACTTGCCATTTGTGGCCAGTTTTGACGCGCCATTACCTAGCGTAGATATTTGGTAGACATCGCCGCCGTCGCCAAAGGAGGAGATGCGTGTATCGCACCCCAGTACGGCAAAGCCGTCTCCTTGGATTCCGACGATTGTTGTCATTATTCCGCTACGTACTCCACGCCTCTGAACATGCACCAACCGTTATAGATTGGGGCTACTTCATAGGAGAACTTGTGCTTGCCGGTATCTTCGTATGTAACTACGCCGATACCCTGTTGCCAGTTTTCGTGTCTTGTTAGGGGTCGACCGTCTAGGTCTACTCCGCCTTTTGTCGACGGGATAGCGCCGTCAATACGACATAGGCAGCCAGGAGAAGCGGCCATGATTGTGCGAGCACCGTCAAAGTCTTCTCTAGTCTTGAAGGCGGTCTCAATCCTGTGAATGTGTCCATAAATCACCGAGTGCTTTTCATTGTTGAGATATACATGGGCCGTAGAGCCGGAAGACTTAACGCGGTCACCGTGGATAATGCGCAATTTCTTGTTTATCCACAGGTCTGCTGCTGGATATCCAGGCTTGTACTCAATGCCGTATTCGTCCATCCGACACAGATATGGAACGGAAAGTACTGGCCATGACTCTGGGGCATTGCCTTTTCTGAGTCCATATGCAGCGGTTGCGTTCTGTACGAGGTACTTGGGCATGCGCTCTTCATGGTTTCCTGCTAGCCATACAATTCTTGAATGGGGGGCGGCGCTTCTTAGTTGAGCGCAGAACATGGTCGCTCTGTCTATCGAGGCCTGTGTAGTCTGGGCATACGCTGGGTAGGTAACGTATTTACCCATTTCCGGCAGGTCAAGGTTGTCTCCGACTAGTGCAATTAGCTCCGGCTGGAGCTTCTTTATCATTGCTATACAGATATCGAGGGCTTTATCGTCATGGGAGGGCTCTAGCTGACCCTCTTTGTTACGGAAAAAACCTATCTGTATATCAGGCACGACAACACAGGTTTTGAAGTCGGTTGGGGTCTTCGGTTTTGTCGTTGTCTTTTGTAGTTGTACGGGCTTTCCTTGTTGTACAACTGGCCAAGATGGTCCGGTCTCCCATTTAGGTGAAAACTGGATAGCGACACGTGTGGAATCACGAACTTCCGTTGGGTCGTCTGGATTCTGGGTAGACGTTTGGTTAATGGCTATTTTCTTAATTTCACCGATATCTTCCAGGCTGATATCCTTCAGTCTCAGCATGTCGGCAATAGAGTCAAGAACTTTCTTGTTGTTCTCCGAACGCTTTTTGTCGTTTGATAGCGATGTAAGGGTTGATGAAAGTGGCTTTTTCTTTTCAGCCATTACTTGTCTCCATTCTTAGATAGGCAACCGTCAATTGTTTCTCTGATGCAACAATTGATTGACGGGTCCTTAAAACACGGCCTTTTTGAGCCGACAAATTCTCTTCCGACAGAGTGACCTTCGGCACACAGCGCTCTGGTAATGTCCATAGTTGAGGCATCACTCGCCATTGCAACAATTAGGGCATCCCGTGTCTCGTCATCCAGGGAGTTTGTGATAGAACCAATTTTACAAACTCGTTTACTGGTTCCTTTGGCCGCAGCTAGGAGCGCATCTTTGAGCACATTTCCTCCAACAGGATTACGACGCAAAAGACGTCATGTATGTCTACATGGAATACTACACCATGCCCACATGGTGATGTAGTATGGATAATATGAAAGTCGACAGGTCCACAGAAGTCAAAAAGGCTTTAGAAAAAGTAGTTGCCTCGTCGTCAAATGAAGACACCGGTGCTCTTGTAGAAAGCATTCTTAGAACACTAGACAAGCAAAAGGTTTTCCGCTATCACAATGAAAGCGTTATAAATCTAGTTTCCACGCCTGGACGGGTTCTCATTGCCCTCATGGAGGACCCGACAATGACGCAAAGGTCTTTGTCTGTTTATCTTGATTTGAGCGAAACAATGATTGATAAAACAATTAAACAACTAATACAAAATCAGCTAATTACAAAGACAAAAACACAACGACAAAATATTTACAAAGTCAACGTGGAAAAGGTCAAAAATCACCCTGATATACAGCACCTAAAAGAAGCTATCTCTGGTCTATTTAGGGTTGGAGAAGAGCCGCTTTTCTAGGTATCATCCTTGACATGAAGCTAGCCAATGGCCTAAGTGTCTCCTTTAAAGAGGGTTCAAGCACCCACTACGTTCTCCAGTACCTTAAATTCTCTGGAGGTGTAGCAGACGTTACTAAGTCTGCAGATTTGTTCCGTGGAAAAATTCAGGACAAAAACAAAGCCAAGAGGGCCGCTGCCGTTCTAGTCAAAGACGGGTGCATTCAGCACGTTAAGGACAACACCTACAGAATGACCAGAAAGGGGCTAGAGGTTTTCACCGGAATAGTCCAGCAGCGTGCTGCGGTCAGGGTTGAACGTCCAGACTGACAAGCCAGGCACTAAACACCTCATCTGCCAGCGGCATGAACCAAACCTGGCATGACTCGACATCTCTAGGATTTCCACTGAGGGTCCAACATATGTCTAGAGACTTTTCTGCATAGCATGAGCCGACGTTGCATTCCATACCAAAACGGCCCGCAAACCACTTGACGGCACAACCGTATCCATCAAGGAAACATTCACCATCGTTCCCGTGGGGGCAATGTACGGATTCAATCTCTATCTCGGATTTAACAATCTTGAGGATTATCTTATGGCCATCGTTATGCCACATCATCTCATCAAGTGCCATGTGAATTCCCGTTTGGATAAATTTGAAATTTTTAGCGCATCACTTAACAGCAGCGATTAGCTAGACACAAAATAGCACTATTAAGTTTGTATTAGGCGTCAGCAGTTGACCGTTTTTTAGTAGTCTTCGCTACTTCTACTTCAGAATCGGCGACAGCTCCGCGTTTGTCAAAACGCGAAAACACAGAGTTTATTTCACTAAGGGTTAGTTGACCGTCATCTAGAAATGCCCGTGATAGACCCTCTACAACGGTTGCAACGCCAGCAATGCCGGCCATAATTACGGCTTTCGCCATACTTACGCCAGCTATTGCCCCGGCACCAACCACGCTAAGTCCTGAAGCAGCAAAAGTAGCGAGTATGCGCAACAGGACGTTAGCGAGGATGCCCTTTTTCATTACAGCTCAGGAGCCTCTTCTGATTTCTCTGGCTCAGCATCGACTGTAGTCTCTTCGGCTTTTGGCTCTTCAACAGATGGAGCTGGCTCTTCGGCGACGGGAGCCTCTACTTTGTCGGCTTCCTTCTTCTTCTTTGCCGGCTTTTCCTTAACTTCGACATTCTGGACAGCATTAACGCCAGACTTCTTTGCCGCTCTCTCTTCTGGGGTTAGCTTTCTCACAGTGTTTCCTCGTCTTCCTTTGTCTCTTCTTTTACTTCCTCGGGCTGAATTGCTTTGTTCTCCAGCACCGGTGGGAATACTTCTTTTTCAGGGGTTGGCTCAACATCGACAGGAGCTTCTGCGGCTGCCTGCTCTGCTGCCTTCTTTGACTTCTTTGCCTCTTCTTTAAAGGTCTTGAGTTCCTGCTCCTTGTGAGTAATAAGCGCTTCCGTCACCGCCTTTGCAGGTGTACCGCGCTTTGCAAGCTCAGCTTGGCGGGCTTTAAATAGTGGATTGTCACTCATTTGGCTCTCCTGTTTCCTCAGTCACTATTTTAGATGATTGTTCAGCACACCTAAGTGAACAAAGATAATCATTGCCCTTCAAGCGAACCATTCCTCGAACAAGCGACCTTCCGCAATGGGTACATACCGCCTTGGCTGTTTTCATGCCAAAAAACTTGACAGATATACCGTATATCTCCGGGTCAAGAACAGCCTGCTTTGCCTGTCCAGCCATTGGCTTTGCTGGCTTCTTTCCGGCCATTAGACATCACCTCTTGCATGGTCATTAATATGACGGTCAAGTTTTTCTTCGTTCCTGACAACAGTTTGCTCAATTCTGTCAATTGAGCGACCAAGGCTTTTTCCAACGATGTCAAGTTTTTCGGAAACTACGTTGTGGTCGGCCTTATTTTCTCTTCTGCCCTTTTCAACAAGGGCAACAAGTACGGCACCAACAACAGTGATTAGAGCGACAGTTATCTGCTCCACTTTGAATCATGCACCAGGCTTTGGAAGCGCGCGCCATGCTGCTTCGAATTTTGCAGCATCTTTTGCCATTTCTGGAGAAAGTTCCGCATGCAACCAGTGGCCGCCTTGCGAACCAGCATTATCTTTTTCGTTATAAATTTTTACGCCTTTTTCGCCTTCACCGCGCGAGCAGCGATATCCGCGACCCCAGCCAGCCTCTTTGTCGGCCTTGTCTGCGTCATATGCATAATCGTGTAGTTCCTCAATGCCTAGAGCCGCGCTATTC